TGCTTTCTTACGGCTGGACTCTTGGTTCTCAATGGTAAGATAATGAGCACCAGTTCCTATACCACTGAAACTTGGGTTTTTAAATTTGTGGACTATATCAGCACTACTTGGTAGTGCAATCAATAGACTAAGACTTAGTAATTCTTTTTTTAACATTCTGACTCCTCAATCGTTCTGCTTTACGATATTCTAAAACTGTATTCAGTTTTTGTTGTAATCGTATTTGGTCTTGGTCTAACATTCTCATTTGGTCAATGAGTTTTATCAATGCCAATCTTTGTTTGTCTATTTTAGGTTCAAGCTCTTCCGTGACATACTTCCATATGAAATATATGAAGTACCCCATTCCTAAACTCATAACAAAAGGGAATCCAAAATCGTTGACAACATTGACTATCTCTTGAACTACTGATACTTCTTCCATGATTAATCTCGCCTTGCATCAATTCCACCATCTTCGATAAAATTTTCTGCTCTTGCGACTCGTTCTAAATCTGGTGAGAGTTCTAGTGCCTGAGATATCAACAAGTCAATTTTTATGATTTCATTATTCATCGCTCTACATCTATCTTCTAACATAGAAGACATACCTGTAAGAGTGTCTACATCATCTGCAACACCCTCTAAGATGTATTTCAAGGTAAGGAAGATAAAGAAAGCCATCACAATTGCACCTGCAATTGGGATACCGACTTCTTCAACTAACAATAACAAATCTTCCATACACGATTATTTATGCTTTTCGTTTCCTTTGCCCATAAAAAAAGGGACCCTAAAGTCCCTTTTTAACTGATTAAAAATCAGATTTATTTCAACTGTGAGTGTATCTCGTTGATAACTTGTGCTTTAGTACCACTCTTCTTAATTTTCAGAGATTGTCTTTCCGCCAAATCAAATAATTGATTCTTTGTTAGTTTCTTTAACTCTGCTTTAGAAGTTATACCATTACCGTTTGCATCGGCAACTGCTGGTGCAGGTGCTGGTGCTGGTGCAGGTGTTGATACTGTTGAGGATGAACTTTCGTTCCCTTTGCCTCTGTTTACAAAAGCGTAAACAACAACAACTAACACTACTATTGCAATAAAGTATTCCATAATATTTACCTCACTAATTATGTAAGTCTAGTATATCAGAAGCTTACTTTTTTAACAAGGGGTTTTTATCTTTAGCTTTACCAATAGCAAGTGCAAGCACTTCTAGGTATGTATAGACCTTAGCCCATAGTTTGTCATCTTTAGGTGTAGGTGTCAAAGCGACAATTACACTACAGATTGAAATGACTATAGGGATAATCATTAATAGGTTCCATATACCCATGATAAAGTCAATAATTCCTGAGAACATATGTTCCTCCTTTCTTGGTTATATTAACTAAGGTATTTATAAGGTAATGTTAGTTATTTGACCCTATTGAGTATTTTTGTGTAAGTTTCCATTCAGTCTTTTCTTTGAAAGGAATGACCTTTATTTGACTCAGAGGTGCTCTAGGTTCAACTATTTGAGTGTCTTCAACTACTGATATCAGATTCCATTGTCTTAATAAATCGATAATAGTGTTTCTTCTACCCACATCTGATTCATCAAAATTAGTTTGTTTACCATCTAACTTGAATAGTTCTTTGAAGTGAACGATGTAGTATTTACCTTTTTTGTGTAGAATATGACAAGATTGAAATAACTCTTTATCTTTTCTTGATGCCACACCAATACGAGATAAGGTTTCTCTTATCTTTAAGAAGTCGTCTTTTTCTGGAAATGTTATTTCTACTAATTCTTTTACAAGTTTATCTTCTTCCATTATTCTTTCCACCGGTTTTCATACTATCCTTCAAGTCAACATATTGCTTATCAGTCAATAACTCTAGGTACTCCTTCGCCTTCTGTGTAGAAACGCCGAAGTATTCTTTGATAGCATCTAGTTTCTTACTTTCGTAAGGTTTTTGCCATTTCGAAAATCGTTTTCGTTTTCTAAGAGTATTTATGAAAAACAAGTATTGAAGACGGTTGTCCGAACCATGTCGAACATTCATCTCGTTTACTAGAAAGACAGCATCTTGGTGGTAAGATAATGCCTTGTTTATCAAGAATGGTTGATATGCTTTCTCTTCGATATCATCAACCATGATATCTTTTTTGTCGTAAGAGACCGACGCTACAAAATCAAATGGATTTCGTTTAGCCATTGTATACTTTTGAGTATGCATCAATAAGAGCATCGCCCTTTAGTTCTTCACCAAAAGATACTTTTGAATTATCATGTAATGTTCTTTCAATTCGACCACTGTTGTATTCTATATCTAATACACCTTTGCCGTCAGCAGTGTCTTCGGGTCTATCATCATACCACATCGAACTTAGACTATGAGCATGCATTGATTTTACACCTTGAGCCCACTCTTCTGCTTTGATAAGAAGTCTTTGTCGCTCTACTCTATCATCATACTGACCCATTATGTATTATCTCCATCTCTATAATGTATCTTTGCTTTGTCAAATAATTTATTCGCTTGTCTCTGAAAAGACCTTTCAACTTGTTTATCTAACCATCTTTGGAACCATTGTCTAATTTTACCCATTATGACCAACCTCCATCAATCTCTTGTAAGACTTCGTTAGTTGCACCTAGGATATCGGTAAGAGGTTCGTCAAAGATTGCGATATCTTCATGACCCTCATCTATCAATGCTTTGACTATTTCACCTGCATCAACAATGATTTGTAATTGATATTTCATTTCTTCTGATATACTCATTTGAATTTACACTCCGACATAATTTCTGTTAAACATGCAACGAAATTGATTTCTGAATCCATTGCAAAGGCAGACTTGTATTGATAGTCTGCAATGAATAATACAGCGGCAGGTATAGAACTTGGTTCGAGTCTTTGTTCTAATGCATTGAATACTTTTCTGTAAAGTGTATTCAAATCATTATCTGAATTCTGACCGACCCACTTTCTCATGTTAGACCAATCTTTATTCGCCAACATATCAATCAATGGTGTAAGTTTTTCTTCTGAAAGTGTCGCTAGTAGACCACTATCGATTACACCAGAGGCACCATATCGCTGAACTTCGTTGATACATCGTCTGAAATCTGGAAAGAATTTCAATATCAGTTCTACTAATACCTTTTCTTCATACTTAATTCCTTCTTCATTACAGATTTGTATAAGTCTTTGTAAGAATTCACCTGCAAGTTTAGACTTCTCAGATTTGGGTATACTGAAATCGATTACTGTGCATCTACTATGTAGAGGTGCAATGATACGATTCTTATAATTACAAGTGAATATGAATCTACAGTTAGATGAGAACTCTTCTATGAAGTTTCTCAATGCAGGTTGAACTGACTCAGCAGATATGTAATCTGCCTCATCTAAGATAACAACTTTAGGACCACCTGAAAGTGATACTGTAGATGCAAAGTTTTTGATTTTAGTTCTTAGAGTATCGATAAGACGACCCTCATCTGACCCATTGATTACAATGAAGTCAGCACCTAGTTCATTACACATCGCCTTAGCGATTGTAGTCTTACCTGTGCCTGCTGTGCCACATAGTAATAGATTAGGTATTTCTTTGTTCTGAACGAACTCTTCGAATGATTTTTTTACCCCTTTGGGTAGTATCGTGTCCCCAATGTTTTGAGGACGATACTTTTCAACATATAAAAATTCTTGTTTCATAATAAGGAACAACCCCCACCTGTTGTTTGTGTATCGGACCAAAGATGATGAGATTCCGATACTCCCATGAAAGTTGCGGAGACTGGCACAACTGACACACTAAAAATATTTAGTTTAGGCATTGTATACAGAATCAGGTTCTAATGCAATAAAGTATTCTAAATCGATATCTTTATTCTTAAAGTTAGAGATTCCTTTTGATGATACAAACACCTCGTAGTTGCCATCTAGAATTTTAAGGTTCTCAATCTTAAAGTTCATTGTAAATGACACGCCATTGCCTTCGCCAACAGTCCTAGAGAATGTATTGGAAGTTGCATTCTTTTTATCAGTGACTACTAAACTTACTTTAGTGCCATCTGAAATGAGTTGTAAATCGTTTACGCCTAGAACACTAGCTGCCTTTTGTAATTCATCTAACAAAGAAGATGATACATCAATCTTAATCTCTGCATCTGGCATTGTAATCATCTTCTCTGGCGAAGCGACCATACCTTCTGATGCATAGAAATAAGTCATTGATGAATCTGTATCTGAAATAGATACTGAACTCTCATTGAAGTTGAACTCTGGATTCTCTAATAGAGAAGTTGCACCTAGAAATTCTGATAGGTTGTAGATACTAAATTCTTGCCCAAATGATTCTGATACATTTGCAACTGCAAGAATGTTTTTCATATTCGATATTGTTTTGAGTTGTTGACCAGACTCTACTTTAATACCGCTGTTAATAGTTGAGAAGTTTTTTAATATACTTCTGGTTTCGTTACTTATTTTCATCACTGTTTGCCTCCATTATGCTTTTATCGTGAACATGTAGCATGAACAAAGCATAATGTAAGACCTTCATCAAGTCTGCTCTGTTTCTGCCACCTTTTTTTCCGTATCTTTGGGCATATTTCATAATATTGCCGATACAAAAACCCTCGCCATGACCACTGTCTATAATGAACTCAGTGGACTGGTATTTGTTTAGTGAGTAATGTTGGTCATAAGTATTATCAATATACTGAGAGAACTCTTCTATAAGAGCCCTCTCGTTGTATTTGTAATCTATTTCCTTACTCATCGTTATCATTATACTCTGAATCAGAAGATTCGTCTAGGGAGTTTTCTGTTAAATCAACTCCCTCATCGACTTTACTGTAAAGGTCTAGAACTGCATTTCTAGTTTCTTCATCGAACCTTGATATGCACATCTCGATTGACTTTAACTTGTCGCCGAACATTCTGAATGCATTGACAATGTGAACAAGTCTTCTTGTTGTAATGACATCATCAATCGCACCTTCATAGTAGGTTTTTCTGATAATGTCTGCCCAATCGACAAGTTTCTTTGTGAAATCTTCATCGACATCGCCACTCAACGCCATTTCTTTTTTCAGAATACTTCTCTCAGTAGTCACTGGTGGGTATTCTTGTTGCATTGTGATAGCGAATCTCTCAAGCATCGCCTCGTTCATGATTTGGGTACCGATGAACTTGCCATCTTCTGACCCTTGACCTTTTGTATTAGCAGTCGCAAGAACTGTAAAACCTGGTGCAGGTGTCACCCACTCGCCAGTCTTCTTGATTAGATAACCTTTACCTTCAAGAACTGACTGTAAACACATTAACTTGTTAGAACCAAGGTCGACTTCATCTAAGAGAAGAACAGCACCTTTTCTCATCGCCTTAACAACAGGACCTTCTCTGAAAGTAATGTTGCCATTTTGTAGAGTGTGACCACCCATTAAATCATCTTCATCAGTCTCGATGGTGATATTGACTCTGTAAAGTTCTCTCTTCAACTGAGCACAAACTTGTTCAATCATCAAAGTCTTACCGTTACCAGAAAGACCTGTCACGAAAACAGGAAAGAAAATCTTAGACTTGATGATGTTCTTGACATCTTTGAAGTGACCAAACGGAACATAGTTTGACATCTTCTCAGGAATGATTTTCACATTGTCTTCAATCAGATTAACTGCTTGAGTCTGAGCGGCAACTGGCATCTGAGTAGTTTGATAAACAGGTGCAGGTGCAACATTCACTGGTGCAGGTGCAGGTTTTGGCGCATCTGAAACAGCGAGTATCGGTTGAAGATTGAAAACAGAACCAGATTTAAAATTATATCTGTTTGATTTCAACCAGTATGGAAAATAACCAACAGCATCAAAGTCTTCTTTTGAAAACTCTAACTTGTTTGGGTATTTTGATTTTAACGCCTCGATAAATTCTTTTCTATCAGGTGTTAAATGAAAGTTTTTACCTCCGATGTCGATTGACTCGGAAGGGTCATAAGTCCACTTACTCATATCGTCTCCTTTTTAATAGTAGTTTTTCTCATCAGTTATTATGGTACTAAAAAGTTGTGGTCATTGTCAACCACCGTTAAAACATTTATTTAATTCTTCAGCATCAGTAATGACTTTTAAAAGTTTATTCTTAATAAGATAATCATAATTTTCATTTACTAACCTTAGGTTCTCAGCAGCATACCATGACCAGTAAGCTTTTGTATCTTCAAAGTCATAATTGCCATTGTTTGAATACATTACTTCTGAATGATTATGATGCTTTTGTTGAGCAAAGGTGTTTTCTAAGGTGTAACCATCATCTTTCATTTTTCTTCCTAACTCAATTTTTTCACCTGTTGCTAAATTTATAGTAGAAAATTCTAACTTATCATTTAAAGATTTGTTTGTAAATTTGATAACTTCGAATTGTTTTTGATTTGGTATGCAATCTGATATAGATTGAAGATGTATATCTTTTAATTCAGATTTTGATAACTCTTTTCCACTTTTTACTTCTTTTACAGCTATATCAAAAGCATTTAAAACTATTAAGTCGAATCTTGAATCCATACTTTTCGGTGCTACTATTAATTCATCTTCTGCTACTTCTGTCATTGCTTCAATTAAACACTTTATGCCGATAACAGTTGCTCTATCAATAATATCGTCTTGAATTCTATCTTTCATACCTGGAACTTTTGATATTAATTCTCTACACATATCAACACAAGCAGAACCCATATCTTCTTTTCCGACAGAAGCATCTTGTAGATTAGTAGTATCGATTGTATCATCTTGTTCACTGATTAATTTCAATCTAGCTTCTTCAAATTTTTCCCATTGAGGATTCATTGCAATCTTATTGAGAATATCTAATTCTTTTTTTGCTGTTTCGAAATCTACACCCTTATCATGTAATGCCCATAAGATAGTAGATATTTCTTTGTCATTAGAATTATGATAATACGAACCTCTGTTTGCAAACTCAGTATGTTCTCTCAGTGCTAATAGTTTAAATGCAGTTGGTTCGTAAAACTCATTGATTCTTCTCTTATAAGAATCAGTTGAACTTGAAAAAACACATTTTGATTCTCCATTAAAAGCAGGCAGTTCACTAGCATAATGTGAAAGGTCGTCACTTCTTAATATTGTTTTTAGATAATCAGATGAACCATCAGCTGCCATGACAGCTACAGTAAAGTCTGAGTTTGCTAATTGATAATCAATCCATGGATTTTGCCCATTGTTAATAGCTTTAACTTCTTTTATATGTTGAGCCATAGATTCTTTTGCAACTTCTATACCCACCTTATAATTGTTTAATGCCTTATCAAAATCAGGAACATTGTTGCATATCATTTCAATTGAAACTGTTTGGTCTGCTTTCTTTACACCGTTGTCTTTTTGTCTTTTAGATTCTATTTCTAAATAACTCATTACATCTTCCATAATTTTAACAGCAGGCCCAAATGATGTGTCTTTCTTATAATTTCTTATTGACTTGTAGTTTGTCAATACTTTATTAAGATTGTTTTTCATAACACTCATTGAGAATTGAACTGAATAGTATTCACATATAATTACTGTAATATGACCCCTATCTTTCATTAGACAAACAGTGAATGTAGAATTCTCATCAGTAATCCAACTAACAGGTAAAAGCATAAACGAACCAAGACCACAACCTATTCTAAACATATATTGTAATTTATCATTTAAAACTTTTGATATAGTAAGATTAGGTGTTCTATTTGCTTCTGAGTTTTGAATAAAATACATTTGTGATTTTTCAGGTTTTACATCTTTAGGTAAAAGAATCTCTCTCAATTCTTGCATTGTGGCAGTTGCCCAATCTCTAGGTATTTCACTCAAAACAATTTTTTCAATATCTTCTATCAACTTTCTTTTTTTAGTTTTCTTTAATTTCTTTGGTTCTAAGTAAACATTATCTATCATGCTTTTTTCTGTCATTTCTTTTAAAGTCATTATTCAATCTCCTTTAATAATCTTTGAATGTCAATCTTGATACTGGTCTTCTTACCTTTTCTCATCGTTGTGTAAGAATCATTGTTAACCCAATATCTGAATGCTTTACATTCAACTTGTTCTTCAGCACAAAGTGCCTGTCTATCACAATCAAACTTCGTGCAAGGACCTTCACCAATTTGTTGAATCGCCTCTTGAAACTTGTCTATGTTTAATGTTTCTATCATTTCCATTCTTATCGCCATTATGCTATCTCCTTAATGAACTCGTTAGTTAAAAATCTTGATGTTGTTTTACCTTTTTGATTTCTCTTGAAGGCAGCCATCACTCTGTTTTTGTTAGCGCCAATAAGTTCATCATCTAACTCATCGTCACCCATGGTACTAAGATTACTAGCAGCTGTCAAGAACATTTTGTTATACCCTTTTATGTTGACAACTTTGCCGACCTTTCTGACTTCTGTCCACCATTCTTTTGAAACATCGTATGCCTTGTTTGAGAACTCTTTAACATTGTGAAGTAGTTGGTCGAAGTCTCTCTTCTTAGAGAAGACAAAGTAACCTGTGACTGTCACATTACAAGTAGCAGACACCCACTCTAAGAGATTACCTGTTTTACCAAAGTAGTCTCTGCCATAACCTTCTGAAACTTCATACTCATATACTTTGTTCAAGTATGGGTCAATAATGTTTCTTCTGTTTTTGATTCTCCAAGAATATTCTTCATCTTGGGTTTGTGAATCGAAATCTTTTCTCTCTGCCTCAGTCTTATTGAAGAGGTGAGATTCATGACTGAAACCATCAGTGATAACTGTTAGTATTGACTTCTCGATGCCATACTTCTTGTTGAACTCTGGCAACCAGTATCTTAAACAAGCAATTGCATGATTAAGAGGTGTGCCCCCTAGACCATACTCTCTTGGGAACATATTCCATTTCTCAAATCTTGGGTCGTAATAACTAGTAGTCTCTCTATCGAAGTAGTTGACTTCGCCGAAGATTGCATTGTAAGCGTTTGCTTGTTTCTCTTTAACTTCTCTCCAACCGAACATGTCGTCATGTATCTTAGAAACAAGAATACAAGAAATGTAAGAAAGCATCTCAGTATATTCTCTATTTGACATCTCGTTAGACAAGAACTCAACAAGCATACCTGAATCTCTTTCCCATGAATCAGCATCTTCTTTTCTATTGATTACATCTGAGAAAGCATAAACTCTGAAAGGTATCTGAACTTTTTTACAGAACTCTGCAAGTATCATTGATTGTTCAATCAAGTCTGACAACTCGTTAGCAATAGAACCTGACCAGTCAAGTAAAACATTGACACCATGGTTCTTGCCATCTGGTAAGTAAGTTACTCTTTTGAAAACATCATCAATAATTTGATACTTAGCAAGTCTGTTCATATCAAGTTCACCTGACTTACCAGTAAATGCTTTAGCACTTCTCTGAGCAGTTTGTCTCATCTCGAACTCTTTTGCCATATGAGCAACAATCTTTTTGTTTTTGTTTTGAAGATGTCTTCTGTAAACATCACCTAACAACATGTTATGTGGTCTAAGATTCTCTCTAACTTCTATGCCATCTTTGTAGTATTCTGAGATTGATTCTTCTGAAGCATACTTTCTCCAATCGTTAAGAACTTCTTTATAAGAATACAAACTATCTTTAGCAATTTTAGTGAAGTCAATTTCTTTTAGATTGATGTTAGTGTTGACACAAGCATTCTCATCAACAAACATATCTTCGTTGTTGTGAGCATTTTGTTCAGTGATTGATTCTCTAGCACCGTCTTGACCATCGTATGACCCACCCATTTTGCCAGCGATTGAACCTGTTGACTTGATATTGCCTTCGTCTTCTTCATCAGACTCTTCTTGTTCTTCTTCGTCTATATCAGGAAGAGAATCACCAGTAGCATTACTGCCGTAAGTTTCTTCTTGTTCATACTCATCGCCTTCTTCTTGTTCGCCACCGTTGAATGAAGATTCTAAATCATCTTCTTCGTCTTCGTCTTCATCGTTGTCAATGTCAAGGTCATCCATAAGAGTCTTTACTAGATTCTCATCGTTCTCATCTCTAGTTTCATTCTCTTTAGAATACTCGTAGATTGCCTCAGCACAAGCAACAACATCTTCCCATGTCTTACATGCTTCTGCCATATCTAAGTAAGATTGTTCAACATCAGTAAGTTCAATTGAAACTCTTGAACCACACTTAGTAATCAAGTTGATTTTGTCAATCAATGAAAGTGTTTGAAGGTCTCTATCTTTGATACCGAAGAAGTCTTTTTCCATAAGTTCATTGTATGCCTTGTAGAAAGACTTTCTAAGACCTGCATATTTGTTTTTGATTGCTTTCTCGATTCTGACATCTTCTACAACATTAAGATAACCCTTTAGAGTTCTATTTTCTTTAAGAGTAGAATGCAAACCCTCGAAAGGTGTATTCAATGCATGACCAACTTCGTGACCCATAAACAAGTCATAAAGTTCTGGCGACATGTCTTCTTTGAAAGTAGGACAAGCAAGTATCCTATTCTGAATGTCGAAGTATGCAGTTGGTATCTTCTTATGAACAACAGTAAGATTTTCTGTTGCCATCAATTTAGCAAGTGATGATTTTTGTGTTTTTAATTTCTCAGTCATAATATAATGGTATCAAAAAATGATGGTCACTGTCAACCCCTAGGATAAGGAGTTAACATCTGACTGTAATGAACTTATATCTGACTCTAGAGAATTGATTGTAGAATCTAAAGTATCAACGGTTGATTGTAACTCGCTGATTTTACTCTCTAAATTATCATTGACTTCGACCAACTTTTCAAAGATGTCGATTACTGTATCAATCATCTTCGATTGTGAGTCGTTTACTTTAGCAACCTGTTCAAAGGTTTCTGATATCTGTTTAAAGATATGTGTATTTGTTGGGTGTCCCATAATGTCCTCCGTTTCGATTTATACTACTATGGTATAAAAAAACGGAGGTCATTGTCAACCCCATTGTGGATTGGGGTATCTTTTTAAGAAGGCGTCTTCGTTTTCGAACTCCTCAGGATTTACTGAGGTTGGTTTGTCTGGAAAGTGTCTCTTGTAATCTGTAGTGAACCAAAATGATATAGTATATCTTGGGTGTCTTCTTACCTTTTCGACACCGTGTGGAATGTAGATACCTTGAAATAGTAAACCTGAACCTGTTTCTGGTTCGAATACTTCACCTTTTGGTATATAAGTTCTACCACCTTTATAATTATCATTCAGATATAAAATACAAGTCCACTCTCTGGAAGGAGTTTCTTCGTGTGTATTCTCTTGAAATTGTTGATTCGAATATGTATCTAAGTGTGGTGATTGAACACCCCCAATAGGCCATTCATTAATAGACATCATTTCAGGATAGACAACTTGGTCTCCTAACTTACGAATTTCACCAGTAAGATTTATGTAAAGTTTCTTAATCTCACCTCTGAGTTCATCATTTCGGATATGCATGATTCTGATACCTGTGTAATCAGAACCGTCTCCAACATTAATCAGATGTCGATGATTCTTGAACCAGGTTATCATCTCCTGACACTTCTGTGGAGTCAGCAGATTTCTTATCATCTTTGGCTCGCATATGTTCTTGGAGAGCTCTGGCGTAGGCCATTCTTGCTTCATACTCTTCTCTTTTCCTCTTCTCTTTAGGGCGTGCTTTCATCGCTCTTTCTATTTTTAAGCGTGATGCCCTTTGAAGAAATATAATACCATTGAGATGGTCAACTTCATGTTGAACACATCTTGCACCGATGCCTTCTAACATAACAGTGTGTTCTTTACCTTCTACATCTTGGTATTTTAATTCAATTGTTGATGACCTTTTAATCATCAAATATAAATCTGGAAACGACAAACAACCTTCTTTCATCAAATCTGTTTCCTGTGATACTCTTACTAACTCAGGATTGAAATAAGGTTTGTTTACTGCTTCTCCGTCTATCATAGTTTTCATTACAAACATTCTATATGGTAGACCAACTTGATTAGCAGATAGACCCATACCCCCAAATTTATCCATTGCTTCAGACATTTTTTGTGCTATGAGTTCTGGTGACTCAGGCGGGTTTTCAAAGTCAAACACCTCAGGAGGTGTTCTTAATACATTTGCTGCTTCTTCTACTAATTGATACATATTCTTATTTATGAAATTGCGATACGACTAAAGTTCTTATACTTTTCGAATCTGATTACTTCTTCAAACTTATCATATAATTGGTCGCCCTTATGTGATATGATAAATGCATTTGTCTTTTCTGTCAATGTGTTTAATAGTTTTAAAAAGTCATCGGTACCCTGTGAGTCTAATGAACTATCAAACACTTCATCTAGAATTAATAAGTTTGTGTTAACTGAGTTCTTTAATCTTGCAACACTTCTCCATGTAAAGAGTAATGCAAGGTCAATTCTCATCTTCTCTCCTTGTGAGAAGTTATCATACTTAAATACATCTCTGAATCTAGACTTGATTGTTTCTTCAAATGATTCATTCAATTCAAATCCAACATAGAATTCTAAACTAGCAAGATACTTGTTTATCATCTTGTTCATTACAGGAACATATTGTTTAATGATTCTTTGTCTAACACCTTGGTCTCTTAATAGAGTTGTCGCAAGGTCATAGTAATGTTGTCTATCAGTTAGACTTTGTTTCTTGGAATGTAATTTATCTAAATCATCTTCAGCAGTAGTCAATCTATCGTTTACATTTTCATCATGTATTTCACCTTGTAATACTTTGATTTCATTTTGTATCTTATCGACATACTTTTGATTTGATATAATTTCAGTTTGTAATAACCCAATCTCTCTTTGAACTGTATCTATTTGTGATTGTATGTCGGCGATTTCGGTGAGTCTTGTTCTAACTCCTTCGATTGTTCCTTCAATTTGATTAAGCGCTGAACGGATTTCCTTCGCCTTTGATTGTCTCTCCGCAATGTGTTTCTTCTTATGTTCCTCATCTAGACCCTGCTTACATGTTGGGCAGTCGTCATTTTCCTCATAGAACTTGACATCTGCAATTGCTTTCTTTCGAGCAGTTTCGAGTTGTTTCTCCAATTCAACTGCTTCATTAAGTCTATTCGCTTCAGCATCTTTATCCGAGATAAGTCGTGTTTTCTCCACCACATCTTTTTTCTTTTCATCTACTTCCCCTAAGATTTTGTTTATATTATCTTGCGTTTCGGTCACTGTAGATTCATACTTTTTGATACGCTTATCACGATTCTTTTGAAGTGCTTGCATCTGGTCATTCAAACCTGAAATTCTTTCTTCAAGCAGTTCGACTTCGTGATTTGTTTCCCTCACTTCAACATTATGATTGGTTACCTTTTTCTTTAGTATGTCTTGCATAGTAGAGAAAATAGTAATGTCTAATAAGTCTTCAACTAACTTTCTTCTTTCAGTGCTTTTTAATTGCATGAAAGGTGTAAAGTTAGCAGACCCTAATATCGCAACCTGTGTAAAAGAACGATAACTCATTTTGAGTATGTTCGATTCTAAATGGTCTTGATAATCTCTCATCGTTGCATCTTGATTGACAAGTGTGTCATTTACATACAACTCAAACTTGTTTGGTTTTGCCCCACGAATTACTTTATACTTCTTACGACCAATGTCAAACTCAACCTCTACTATGAGGTCTTTCTGATTGATTGAGTTGATAAGTAAATCTTTCTTTAGATTACGAAACCCTTTACCATAAAGACCAAAGCACAAAGCATCTAACAATGTAGATTTACCTGCACCATTGTCACCCACGATAAGGGTAGTTTGGGACCTATCGAGTTCGATAGTAGTGAATTTATTTCCGGACGATAACAAGTTCTTGTATCGTACCTTTCTAAAATTTATCATAGATAATTGTGTTCTTCTAGCGCTTCATTATACAATGAAGTCATTAATTCGAATAGTGGTTTTTTCTGACCTTGTATTTCTAAACCATCGATATATTTTTCTAGTATGGTCAATGTGTCTTCGACTCCTTCTATATCATCATCGTCCATCAAGTCCATATGTTTATGGTCATCAACGACTGATACATGTAAAGGATTCGACTCATGTAATTTATCAATAACAGTATCAAACCAATATGGGTTATCTTTGTTAACAACAATTACCTTTGTAAATTTGCCTGTGTATTTTGTGTAATCTTTATTTGATAATGTTTCAAAAGATTCTTTACTATCATCATAGAATAACTTTTCAAACATAGTTAGTGGATTGTGTATCGGTGCCATCTCTCTTGTATCTGTATCAAACACATGAAAGTATTTCTCATCGCCATAATCTGACCATGTGAATTGCATTTGAGAACCAAGATATCTGATGTTCTTTACTTCTGATTTCTGATGAAAGTGACCACTGTATACTTTGTCAAATCGTTTTAAATAAGTGTGGTCTAGACCATGTTGACATGTCATGCCTGGCATCATCAGAGCGCCCTCGATTTCAAAGTGACCCATACAAGTATCTGCATTAGCACTTAACAAGAAGTCTATACTATCAGCATAGTTCTCATTATTAATCCAAGGCACTAGTGCTAGATTTACGCCATCGTATTCTTTGACAATCGGTTCATCAATAACATTGATGTTCGCCTCATTGAATAGTAATAACTCAGGTGCATTCACTTCGTTTGTATTCTTATAATAGACATCATGATTACCAAGAATCAAATCCATAGTAATGCCTTTCTCTATCATTGGTTCGATAAAGTGTTCTCTATTATATTTCAGTGAAGAAAAGTTTACATACTTTCTTCTATCAAAGTAATCACCCAAATGTATGATGTGGGTTATATTGTTTTCTTCTAAGTATGGGAAAAATATCTCTTCGTAAAAACGACCTTGATACTTTGCCATCTCAACCATATCACCCCTAACACCGGCGTGAGTGTCATTCAAGATTGCTATTTTCATTCAGTAAATTTTTCTAAGTTTTTCTTCTTAGCTGTAGATTTTCTCTTAGTTTTTCTAGGTTCATATTCGACACGATTCATGTTGTCTTGCATCCATTCAACATTGGTATTAGTCATACCTCTAGTGTCACCGTCAATCGTTGTGAAGCTATCTTCTGTTATTCCTGATTCAGATATAATCTGTTGTTTTATGAAGACTTGTTTTTTCTCCTTTTGAATTCTTCTCAGAAATGCATAATAGCATATTTGTGTAATGTAAGCGAAAGCGTTATCTGACTTTTCTCTATTGAAGTTGCCGATATACTGAATACAATTCTCAATTGCATCGCATATCATTTCATCTCTGTATGTGTAATTGATGAAATTAGGACGAGTAGATAAACGAGTTGCAATCTTATAGATACACTCACCAATATAGTTAGTCATCCTAGGTGGCGTTTTGCCTTTTGATTCGGCGAGTTTTACTGCTTCGTTATACTCGGCGACTGCTTGAGTGAACTCTTTGTTGTTAACATAGTGTTCTGCCTTTTTAGGGTCTTTTTTCTTAGTCATGTGTATATAATACAGTAAAACCGTTGTTTTTGTAAGTGGTTTTTAATATTTATTCTATTTGTGTTTTTGAAATTTATTTTTGAAAACCCCTTTGCGAGGTCAATTTCATATGATATGATAACTATGTTGCCAGCGAGAAGGTACCTAATAACACCGCAACTGTACCAAAAAAGAGTAATGTTAATCCCATACTTATAATCAGTATGTTAAATGGAGTGGGCAAAAACTCTTCGTCTTTACCCAACCCCAAAATCAATTTGAAAATAATCTTAAAATAATTTTTCATTCATTGCAAATATGCCAAGCATCAAAAAGAACATAAACAATTGTATAACTGTTGGCACTACTACAAATAGTTTCATGGCATCGAAATTTCCGCTACGAAAGTAATCTGTTCTTTCCCATTCAGCACACTCTTCTGGTGTTGCTTCTCTCGGTTTATTTAGTAGTAATTCTAATTGTTGTTCGTATTTCACTTTTTTGCAATGTGTTTTTCATGATAGATTGCACCTCTAATCTCATGCATAGGCGCATGTTTGAGATAAAGGTATGCTGTGATTATACCAAAGACTGTTATAAAAAATGCTTCTATCATTTGTAAGGTATTGGTGCCCAAGGAGCAATCCAATATTTGTAAATTAGTTTTAAGTATCTTCTCATCTTGGACATCTGTTTCTGATAATATACTCAGATGCTTTTCTAAGTTCGTTCTTAGAAAGTTTACCATCTTTGTTCTTATCTGCATGTTTCCAAAGACCTGCTTTTACGACACAACCGTTCATAAGCAGTTCTTCTTTTTCAACAAAACCGTCCATGTTCATGTCAAACTTTCTCATTCTCCAGTCATCAGCGAATGAGTCAGTTGCAAAAAACATCAATGTAAATGCTAAAAATGTTGCTTTCATTTTATTTCCCCTTAGTTAACTATTGAACTAAACTCAAAGTCGTCACACAAAAAATAGCCGTGAGGCAAATCACCTCTAGTCTATCTCTTAGTTTTTGCATATCGTTCATGTCTAGTAACCCATACTAGCCAAAAACATTATTGTAAATGGTAAAAAGAATGGAAGAGTCATTAGAAAGACAAACTCTAGTCCATCGATTATCTTTGATGTAATCTCTGCTGCTCTCAGGTTTTCGAATTCACTCGCCACGCTCTTCGCAATTTCACCTAAAATTGCTGTGGTCATGGTTCTCCAGTGTAAATGTTAATATAAACAATGTTAATAATATGGTATAATTATAAATTATACGCAAGTATATATATAAATTATTTGCTTAAGAATTAAATTAGTGAATCTTTTTTTTATCTTTCGGCGGGAGTGCTGATTCGAATTCTGAGATACTTTCAGTCTCGTTGAAAATCTCATCTATCAAATCATCTTCATCAAACGGTTCACCTCTTTCCATGATTTTACTTAAAGACTTTCTCATCATGTCACCGATTCTTCTGTCTTCATCATTAGCAAGAGGTATAGATTGATTCTCTATCATACCAAACCATTTAGATGATGCATTATCATAGAAAGGTATGAATTGGTCATTCATCAATTGTCTATGCATGACCTCAGTCTTAGGTATGTTAACCCTTTCATCACAACTTAAAGGAGAATAAGGATAAAAGATTGCTTGTGTTCTAGGTGTGCCAGGTATCAAAGATAGTTGACATATCATAGGCAAAGTAACCTCTAATGAAGCACCTACATCTCTAGTCATACCGACTATCTCAGTGCCTGTTTTCAATTTGATTACTTCGTATCTTGAAGGTGTTAAGTCTTTAGGGGTTGCCATGTAAATTGAATTGTTTTATTTCGTATGGAAAATTCTCCTCACTATAGATATTTATGCGTTCTTTTAAGTGAGCAAGAGTATAATTATCACATTGTAAGTCATCTGCGATATCGAACAATCTCATACTATCTTTACCATCTGCTTTACGAAGACCTCTACCAATAGACTGTAGATTTCGTATTCTAGATTTAGACGGACTTGCAAAAACAATATTGTCAATTCTTTTAATATTAATACCTGTAGAGAATGTTCCGTATGACGCTAGTATGACATTATCGTCTGACCTTTCTACAATCTCTCTTACTGATTCTCTATCTTCTACATCTGTTTCACCATGAACATAATGTAATGTGCCTTGTATTCTAGGGTTAAACATTTCCCACAATGGTTGACCATGTTTCTCAATATATTGAAACAGCACAAGGGTATTCCCTCTAAGGTTTGCAACTAAGTTTGTAATGAAATGATTTCTTTCTTGACTAGAAACTAGATAATCCATTTCTTCTTGGTATGACATTTTATGACACTTCTGATGCTTAAGTATAATACAATCAATGTCAATCTTTGCGATAGTTCCTTCTTCAATCAATTGTGATGATGTGATAACTTTCTTCACAGGACCAAACAAACCTTCTAGTTGTAGTCTATGAACTTCACTTCCATCTAATGTACCTGTGGTACCAACTCTGATTGCAGTAGTCTTCATCTTCTCTAAGATACCTTTTAGTGTTGTCGCCTTAAATAAATGTGCTTCATCTCCTATAACTACATCAAAACTATCTAGCACATCTTTAGGTGCTTTTGCAAAACTTTGCCATGTAGTCACTGTTATGGGTGCATCGAATACTTCTTGACCACTGTATATCTTACATACAGGTTCAGTATACCCATAATCTATAAAATCTTTTGTCATCTGTTCAACAAGTGATGTTGTTGGCACAATGATAACTGTTTTCTTATTATACCATCTTGCGAGTAGATATATGATTAGAGATTTACCTGATGCAGTAGGAGATAAAAGTAATTGTCTGCCATACTTTATCGTAGTCTCTACTGCCTCCATTTGATAATCTCTAGGTTCGAATGGAAGATTATACTCTTTCATAAAGTATTTTTTCAAATCGAATTTAATATCAGTCTTCTCACCGATTACATCTGTTATGCCATCAAACTCATAACCTCTTTCTCTACAGAATTCATCGACATATGGCAATAAACCAATATAGATTCTTTTAGTTTTAAGAGAGAAGAGTCTTACTTTGCCGTCCCAATATCTGTTCTTAACAGAAGGCATGAACTTTGCACCTGGAACTGTAAATGAAAAGAAGTCGTAAAGGTCTCTTGCTAGTCCATCATCACAATCGACTTGCATAAAGACTTCGTTTACTTTAGATACTATTACTTTAGACATAAGTTGGACCGTGATACCAACTAACTAAAGATGTTCTTACACCTCTAGATACTGGAGTCACTTCATGCCAAACAAAAGAAGGAAATACTATGAGAGTTCCAATTGTCTTGGCACTAAATGGTGCTGTTTGAATATATGGGTCTACATCTACCCCATAACTACCTTTTCTGATATTGTCAAACATATGTGCTGGTTCTAACCAACGAAAATGACCACCCTCATAATCTTCGGGGTGTGATAATTGAATTGTTGAACTTAGTTTTCTTATTCCATATCGACTTTGCATTTTACTAGGACTAGCTGCATCTGTATGCCAGGTATAAAAATCACCTGTAGGTCTATCTGGTTTGTGTTTGTAAATAGTGTATTGATGGTCTTCGATATGATTCCAAGCAAAGTTCCAACCACCTTCAGCAGATGCTGTATTGATACCCATTGTTATTTTATCTTGTATATCTTTGGGAAATATATGATGTTGCAACCATTTTTGTGAAGATTGTCTGACATCATATGTCATTTCGATATTGTTTGGGTCTTCGTCTTCGTCAATACCGAAACCTGTTCGACCTTCAATCTCTTCTACTTGATTAGCACAAGCATGTATCTTCATTACTTCTGCTTCTGTAAAGTAATTTTCATATATAATACAATAGTTATCTAATATCATTATTGACCTGCCATAAATTTACGCCATTCAATTGTGTTCTTAATTGTCTGATGTCGCCATGTAATGTTATCCATACATCTTTTGATATACTCTACAACTTCTTGTAGATAATCAATCTTTGCTTTTAGTTTTGTTAGGTCTTCATCTGAATTGAAAAAGACATCCATGTCGTTTTTCATTATCTTCAAACCATCAAATGGGTCGTCTGACCAACCTAACTCTTTGATTCGTGATTCGTCCATCTTGCCATTGAACCACAACCACTTATCTTTTCTAAGTAGATTGTATTGCATTTGAGCATTCTTTAATCTAAGAATGTTATCTGTTAGTAAGTCTGAATACTTTGCATGTAATCGAGGAACATCTAAACTAGATTTATCTAATTCTATGTCATCGATTTCGCAATCGTTAGACCACATCGCCTTTATTTCATCCAATGTCATACTATAATTATACTATATTTTGTAGTATTTATGAAGTGGTTTTAATCTCGTAATATGTGAACCTAAACGACACTGTGCAAATTGCTGGTTCAGCATCTGCGCCTGATTCTAAATCTATTCCACTTAATGATATAGGGAATGCATCATGAAATCTAAAGTATCTGTTAGGTATGTTTTTGTTTGTATTAGTGACTAATGTGATGTCACTGTATTGATTCAAATCGTTATCTATACTTGCCACCACATTAGTCTGAGTTGTTGCAGTTTCAGTATATGAACCATATAATTCAGGATTACTTAGAGGTACAATCGAATCCATCCAATTGTATATCTCTATGAAATTCTCTAAATCTTCATCAACTAAGAATGAAACTTCTAGGGTATCAAAGGTTGCTTTGTCACCTGGGAAGAATGCATCTAGACCAACACCTGCCGCTTGTTGAGTTTCACTGAATTGAACACCTGGAACATTTACTGTTCTTACATAGTATTCTACAGTTGGAACTTTATCAATCAACAGACGAAAGTTATTTCTGTTTAGAATAGATTTATTGATGTCTGATTTATATGCCATACTACTATTTATGCATTACTTCTCGTTTACAAAGTCATTAAACTCTTTTGCAGTTTGAATGACATCTTGAGCAGTATAAGTTCTCAAAGGTATTTCCTTTTTAGTCTCAGAATGATTGTCATTCCATGAATAAATGGTTTGTCTTTCATTCTCGATGTTGTTGATAATTATACTCTCGGCGAGAGATAGTAAGTCGGCACGAATTTCGTAACCTGATTTTCCTTGATTTGACATAATTTCCTCCTGTGTGTATGTGTGTTATGTCTGTATCTTAATGATACAATTATATTTAGTGCATAAAAAAAGGGGTCTAAAAAGACCCCTTTTAAAAAGTTCTGAACTTTTTTACAGAATGTTGGACACTGCCATTTTTCTGTAGTATTGGTTTGAACCATCAGATGCTAAACCGTTAGCAGGTGTGCTTCCAACAAATGGGTTAGATACCATTCCGTATCTTGTTTTAAACCCGATTTTTGGTTGGAAAGTGTTCTCGCCAACTGCTCTCACCATTTGAAGTGGAACATATGGGCAATAGAACATACCAGCATCATAAGGGTTAGACCCTCTGTAACCAACTGTTAAGTAGTTTGAACCAGCATATGGGTCAATGTATACTTTAACTCTTCCGTTAAGAACACCAGCAAAAGTATTGCCTGTGTCATCAACATTCAAGTTAGTTGATAGTGCTGGAGCGTAGTCTAATACGCCTGCCATTGAAAGAGCAGATGCAACATCAGAAGAACAAAGGATAAAGTTACCTTTTCCTCTTCTTGTTTCTTTTGCGATTACATTTGATTCTCTTTCGATTTGGAATAACAATCCTTTGAATTTTTCAACAGACCATCTACCATTTGCATCAACATCTAAGTTGAATGTACCAGCAGAAGCAGTTGTAGAAGCACCAGTTTTTGCCTGGTTGTTTACTTCTCTTACAACTTCTCTGTTGATTTCTGCAAGAATTTCTGATGATAGAATGTTTGCTAATTCTGATTCAGCGTCAAGACCGTGGATTGCTTTTAAGTCTTGTGCAAGTTCGAGTGTATACTCTGCTTTTAATGCTCTGGATACAGCAGTCACAGTTGATTTCTCAATAGTGAATGACATCTCATTGAAATGGTTAGATGCACCATCTCCTAAAGATTCTGCTGATGCTGTGCTCATGCCTGACGATGTTTGATTCTGATAAGCAGATGAACCAGCGAATGGGTCACCCTCTGGGTCTGAATCAGCAGTATTATCGATGTCGCCTGAATTCCCAGCTGAGAATGCAGTTCTTGGTTCGTTAATACCTAATGCTTCAGAGTTTGCTTCTCTTCCAGCATCGTTGTCGTCTTGATATCTTGCTTTCATAGCGAAGATAAGTCCTGTAGGACCAGTCATTGGTTGAACACCGCAAATGTCGTAAGCAACGAGATTTGGCATAGCTCTTCTAACTAATGAAATTAGGATTGGATCCCAATTTGAGATAGCTGAGCTACCAGTAGCATTTAAAGGTGCTGCTTCTTCAAGTGATACTCTCTCTTCTTGTAGAGCTTTCTCTTGGTTTTCAAGAATTACAGCAGTAACCGCTTTCTTGTAGCCATCTTCGATTTGTGGTAAATCGGAGTGTTCTAGAATAGGCGACCACTTTTCTTGTAAATTTTCTGATAAGAACATTTCTTTCTTCCTTTAAATTTAACCTAATGGTTTTAGTTTACTTAATGCCTGAGAATACTTTGCAATTGAAGGGTCAAGCACAGGTTCTCTATCTTCTGATAATTCACCGATACCTTCTTCAATTACTGTTTCCTCAGATATGACTTCGTCATTTGGGAAGTATGCTTCCTTCAACTCAGAAACTTTCTCAGCGAAATCTTCTGAATCTGAAAAGTCTACACCCTCAGATAATGAAATCATTTTCTCTTTTTGTGAGTCTGATAGGTCTTTACAGGCCTCTCTTATCACATTTTGTCTTTTAAGATTTTCGTTCTCTTCGACTACTTCCATATTTTTAGATACTTCAGCGTCTAGTTTCTCTTCCATCTCGTCAAGACGATTTGCGAGTTCATCAATAACATCATACTTATCTTCTGGAACTTCAACATAATGTTCTACGAACAATGTTTTCAATCCTTCGATGAAGTTATCTGTCATTTCTGACCTCAAACCTCTCTCAATTGCAAGTTCGTTTTCTTTCGTCCACTCTTCTGCACAATACGATAGATACTTATCAACTGCTTCCGCAAGGTCGCTTTTGACTTGTTCTACTGAGGTTTTTAAATTTTCTGAGAACTCATTTTCGAGTTCTTCTTTGATTTCTGAAACTTTTGATGATACAGCTGCTTTGAAGATTGTTCTTGCTTTCTCTGTATTCTCTTCTGAAAGTTCAAGAGCTTCTGAGATTTTAGATAGGTCGTCTTCTATTTCCATCTCAACTAACTCAGATTCGACTTCTGATTCTTCTTTGACTTCTTTCTCGTCATCTTTTTCATCTTCGTCTTCATCTTCGTCTTCGTTCTCTTCTTCTTCTACAAAGAATTTTGAGTAACCTTCTTCAACATCTTCTTCATCTTTCTTTTTCATTAATTCAACGATGTTTCTTGCGATTTCTGCTTTAGTCAAGGATTCGTCCAACTCGTCTTCTTCGTCATCCTTTTTCTTGTCGGACATTTCTGAATACATAGCTTGTAGCTTTTCTTTATCCATGTCTTTCATAGCGTTGACCATTGCCTTGATTCGCTTCATCTTTCCAGGTTTCTCTTCTTCTGAGTCTTCTGCCTCTGAAACTTTTTTCAACTTAGGTTGCTTTTCAGGTGATGATTCACCTTTCTGTTGTGCATCGCCAGAAACTTCTTTAGTTCCTTTCTCAGCACCCTTAACAGATGCAACAGCTTTGTCAACAGGATTTTCTTCTGGTTTGACGACTTCACCCTTACCACTTTCAATTTTAGCGGCGTCTGATGAACCTTGCTTAACAGGTTTCGAGTCACCCTTTTGAGCTTTAGAATCTGGCTGAAGAGCCTCCTCTATCGCTTGTTCTAGGTTTTTTTCTAAATCTGCCATTGTTTTCTCCTGTTTGAGTAATAACTCTTTTATTTATATGTTAGATGTTCTCAACGAACTTCTTCCATAGATTTAGTTTGGTTTCCTCTAGTTTATTCAACTTTGCACTGCGTAATTCGTTCTGCATTGCTTCCATTTCTTTCGCTTTTAGAATACCATTCTCCATCACCCACTCAACTCCTTCCATGATGCCTTCTACGAATGCTTCAGGAGCGGATGGGTCTGCAACGATATCAGCGGCAGTTGCCAACTGAAAATCGTCTTTAACAACTTGAGCACCACCTTTTTGTTCTAGTGAACCTAGACCTCTAGATGACACACCAAGTTTTGCACCATCATCAAGTAAGTTTCTTACAATTTGACCGTTTGGTGTTGTTAAAATTTTTGCTCTTCCCACAAAGTTATCACCATCTTCTTCTAGTTTGGTAATCATGTGAGATACTTTGTCTAAATTAATTGTTGGACCTTCTGGATGTCCTAGTTCACCGAATGCTCTATCTTTCTCTACAAACTCTCTGACATATCGGTCAACTTCTTTTTTCATCACTTTCTTGGGATATACACGACCATTTCTATTTTTCAATTCTGCTTGCAAGAAGATACCTTCGATGAAGTAATCTTTACCACCTTTGTCGTTTGATTCAACGATAACAGGTTGTATTGCGTAATCTACAAATTCAGATATTAGTTTCATTTATAACTCCTAGTATTTCTTCTGCTGATATGTTTTCTTCACCCATTTGCATAATTACTTTTTTAATATTCTTCATATCTTTTTGTGCAAGTTTCATGTTCTTGTATGGGTCGCCCATAAGCATTCCATCGATATACACATGAATCTTACCTCGTTTATCTTCCCCAAATCGTATATCTAAAGTTCTATTGCCGACTTTCTGGACCTCTTTCTTAACCTCAGTTTGGTCTTTAGGAAGTTTGAATTTCGCCTCGTTTAACTCAGTCGTTATCTGTGTCCAAGACTTCTTCATTGTTTCCCTGTGCCCAATCTACAGACATTTCAACTCGTTTCATGTCTACCTGTTCGCCTGCCTTTTGTTTAATGCCATCAAAGATTGAATCTTTTGCATCGTTCAATTGACCTGCTTCGATTTGGTCTACTATCTTTTTACTTATGTCGTTCATTAGAACTCTCCTTCATTATCCATGTCTTCTTCACCCCCGCCTTCGGCGTCAATCTCACCTTGGATTCTTTCTATATCGTCCTCGGTTTGATGAAGAATATACTTTTTAACATACTCCTTAGAGAAGTATTGTCCAACATATGATTCTGCCTGTGAGAGAATATCAAGTCTTTCTCTGATAATCTCTTGCTCTTTCAACTCTGTAAAGTGGTTGTCTGTAGCAAAATCATAATGTATAAAATCTTTCATCATATCAAACTCTTCGCCTGATACAATATTTTTAAGAACTAATTGTGTTCTTAATAAATCAGTAAAGACTCTTGCAAACTTCATTTGAAGTCTTTTAGTGAACTTATTAAATTTAAGTTCATCTCTACTGATTTCTGATGCCCTACCCATGTTGAAACCGTTATCTGCTTCAAGTCTAGAAATAGGTACATTCAATGACCTGTAAAGTTTCTTTCTGAAATATTCTATATCTTCTATCTCAGAAAGATTCTGACCACCTGGTAAAGTCGTAATCTCTGTTCCTCGACCACCTTCTCTTCTTGGTAACCAGAAGTCTTCTAGCATTGACATATGGCGTCTATCGTCTTTTATTTCGCCTGTGTCTGCATTATAAACAAGTTTATTTCTATACTTGTTCATAGTATCAGCAAGGTATTGTTCCGCCTTGACTTTCGGAAGGTTACCAACATCAATATAGAAGATTCTTCTTTCTGGTGCTCTTGATATACGATAGATTACAAGAGCATCTTCCATCATTGACAACTGATTTGCAGTCTTCAATGCTTTATGTAGATAACCAATGACTACATTCTTAGTGTAGTCTAACATACCAGAAGTTGTATAACTTACTGCCTCTGGTGCGATTCTAGCAGTGTTTCCTTCTGAAGCACTGCCTTTATCAAAACCTTTATCGTTGAAGACATAAAACTCTTCAACTTTCTTTATTACATCAATTTTTGTTTTTGGGTCTTTATCTTTCTCAACATTTCTAACCTTTTTAATTTTTAAAGGGTCAATGTTTCTGATATCGACCATACCCGCTTGTGGTCTTTTAGAATCTACTACTTTATGAAAGTAAATTCTACCATCGACATACCATTTTCTGAATAGTTCATGAGAGTTCAGATTGAACTTCATTAAAGATAGGATTGTTCTGAACTCGTCATGCATCTTTTCTTTGATGCTGTCTGAGAGTTCTACATCTCTTAAATCAAGTGAGACAATTCTATCTTGGGTATCTGAAACTATACATTCATTTACTATATCATCGATAGCAATATCACACTCAGGTACTAGAGATGTTTCACGGTATCTTCTAATGAGAGCGACCTCATTTTTGATACCGCCTTCCATATCAACATAGGAACCATATGCCCCACCTGATATGAAACCACCTGGCGTCTGTTGAATGACAGGTGTTCCGTCATCTTCGACAGGTGCTACAAAAGACCTCGCTGAGGTCTTCTGCACATCTTTTCCTCGTAATTCTTCTTTCTTACGAGTTATTTCAAACCCAAAAATTTCCATAATAATATTTATAACACCTTAAAGGGTGTTATTTTCACTAATTTTTTAAAGGACTCTTTCCCAATGCGAATACTGGAATTCAACATCAAATGTCTCCAATGCATCAACTGTTTCGTAAGATAAGTCAATTGCACCAATATTGGTTGGAAACATGTTAAAGAACTCGTATCTCGCTAGAACAGAATCATCTTTATTTAATTGTTCGACAAACGCTCTGTCTACTAGATAGTCTAGTGATGTCATACCTTCGCCACTGTCTAGTTCTTGTATATCAGTTTGCCATGATTCAAGAGCAGTTCTTGCTGAAAATTCAACATCGTTAATTATAGTTACATTCCAAGGTTCAAATGTTCTGTCTCCTGCGAGTTTCAGAACATGACCTCTGAATTGTTGTTCTACAACACCTATCTGAGCAGCAGGTATCTGTGCTGACTGACATAAGAATTCAATCTTATTACCAGACCTTGGTATAAAAACTCTAAAACGGTTAGCTCTTGGCCCGCCGCCTATAAGTTGTGCTTTAAATTGGTCTATAGTTGCCATTTATTACTCCTTAAACTGCTCCGTAGATTTCTTCAAACTCGACACCGCTTCTAGCAGCAACGAAGTTTAGTGTTATAAAGTTAATAGATTTTGCAGGTTTCACAAAGATAGAACATACAAATTCATTTCTATCTATGACTGTATCAGTATTGTTTGTTTCGTCACAAACAACTGAGAAATCTACAAGACCTCTTCTGTTTTTGACATCTCTTAGGAAAGGTTCTACACTTGCACGGAACTGAGCTCTTGTGAATGCATCATTGAATTCAAAGAGTTGCGCCTTAGCAGCAGTTGCAATTGCCTTTTCTAATACGATGAATAGTCTTCTAACATTGATTCTATCGAATGCTGAAGGACTACTTAGTGCAGTCTTGTCGCCAAATAGAACAGTTCCCTGTCCTGGGAATGTCACTATTGGGTTAATTCTTGCACGGTATAAATCATCTCTACTTGCTTGTTTTGGATTGAAAGCAAGTTTAGTAATACCTAGGTATTGTCCTCTAGAGAAACCTGCAGGTGAGAACCAAGGGTCTCTTAATAGGTCACTTCTTGCCATAATACCGGCAGTGTGTCCGTTACCTGGAATCCAGCAATATTTGTCGTTGTATCTATCATACTGATAAATCCAACCTGAATCTAATACTGCATAAGAAGATGATGTGACTGATGCAAAATCATCAATAACATTTGTCTTCTGAGTTGATTCTGAGGTTTGTCCTACTACTGATTCTCTCATTGGAGATGCGACTACTATACAATCTTTTCTTGCTTCTGCAATTGCTATAGCACCATTTACGATAGTGTTATGAGCAGTTCTTAGATTTGAAGTGTTAGTCTCATCAGCACCTGAACCATCGTCAACTCTAGTTGAACCGATAAGTATGAATGAGATGTCTGATGTCTCTCCGTCTTGGAAGAACTCTTCTAGTGTGCTTACTTTGTCTGATGCTACTGGTGAACGACCTGAAGCACCACCTGAAAGTGATGTGTGAACTGGTAATGCAGGTCTAGAGAACGGTGTGCCTGAAGCGGCAGCTAATGTTCTGTTCTCTGATACACTTGACAACATAGTTGTTTCGTGTCCTGACCAGTAAATATAACTTGAATTTCTTTCGATTACATTTTTGTAATAGTTGTTGTTACCTGATGAGTCTTTAGCATCTGAAGCGAGTGATACGAAACCGTATGTTTCGAGAACTTTACCCTCTGTGCCTGTGAACTCGCCGTCTTCGTCTATTACTACAACATGAATTTCATCATTTGATGCCCCAGCGGCAACAGCGCCTGCTGATGAACCTGGTGCTTTATCAAATAATGCATAATGTTCCCAATATCTATCGATTTGAGTGTTGTCTGCAACAGCAACTTGAAGACCTGCTGATACTTCATTTACAACTGCGAAAGTTAATGTGTTGGTTCCTGAGTTAATTGCACTGATTTTATAGAATGCATCATGTCCTGAGAACTTAATTAAATCCCCAACTCCAAAAGCAGTTGAATCATCTACGATAACAGCAGTATCTCCTGCTGAATAACCTGCTTCTAAATTAACAGCAGATGCATTATCGTTGAAATATGCGTTTGAAGATGCACAAACTGAAACTTTAAGTGAATTACCTAAAGCGCCTGGGAATCTTGAAATCCAAGACCCTACAGTTCCTGCCTCTGAACCATCTTTAAAATCATTTACATAACTATCAGAATTTTTAAGTATTGTTGATGTATTCCCACTAGCATTTGCACTGTAGCAACCTGTAGTGTGAAGTCTAACTATGTCTAATGAAGACCCATATCTTAAAAAAGATTCTGCTGAATAAAAGTCTTCAGCCCCAGCGTCTGAGTCTGCTGGTTTGTAGAACTCATCAACTAATTGTTGTCCGTCTGAAACTGTTTTTACTTCATCAACAGGTCCCCATTGAAACATACCAGCGAAAGCACCCCTTGTTGAGGATACTGCTGGAACAACATTCGATAGGTCAATTTCGCTGACCTGAACGCCTGGTGAAACTTGAAATGCCATACTTTTCTCCTGTTAATGTAAAAGTTGTTTACTAACTTATTTATAAGTTTATTATTTCTAACAACTCATTTTTCTACGAACCATCTGTCTCCACCTGATACAAATGATTCATGTTCTTCTTGTTCTCCGAATACACCTGGTGGCAACATATCGTCTTCGATTAACTTCTGTTGTTCTGCATACAATAAGTTTTTAACTTGCGTATCGGTTAAGTTTACAAAATAATCTGTTGTCACAAACCATGAAAATAAGATACAATTCATTACCATGTCGTCATGATAACCTCTATCTGCTTCAAACGATGACCCTTTATTTACGAAAGTCATCATTTCAGTTATCGTTACACGGTCTACTACTGCTAACCTATTCTCTTCTAATAACTCTTTTAGTGTTGAACAACCTATTCTTTTGATTTTTCTACTCATGGTAATACCGATATCACTAGATTTCGTCATACCTTGCACAAAGACATTTGGATATTCTATGTCATAATGCAATTGAGTAGCGACCATAGAACCTTCTGCATTGTTTTCTATTATAACTAATGCATCGTTATAAGGTCTTACATACTTATTTATAATATCCGGAAATAGCATGGGGCTAATCATGTTATCTCTATATGTGCAAATTTGCTTAAATGGTTTAGAAGTCACATCGAAGATACTGAAAGTCGAGTAGTCCATACCTCTACCTTGCGATACATCGACTGTGCAAACATAATTATGGTCTTTGATAGGTCTCTCATATACATTTAGATTATCTCTATGCCATTCAGGTTCCCATGCTTTTAGACCTAATAATGTGTCTGCATTAATCAGTGTATTACCTGTTCCTAAGAAACTATTACCATACTCTTGTTCGAATTGTGCTTCTGATGTATTCGCAATAGTCATCTGTTTCCATTCGTCATCACGACCTGGAACATCAAACCAATTGATTAGAAAACTTTTGTATTCAGACTGCCCATGAACTGCTGATTCATATATCTTATGAAACATATTACCCACACCATTTGCAGTAGATGTGATAATTACTTTAGAATCTTTACCAGATGTGATTACAGGATATGTTGCAGTATAGAATGTTTCTGCATCTTCTACGAAAGCAAACTCATCAAGATACAACATGTTAATTGACATACCACGAATCGATGATGACGATGTAGCGGCGGCGACTATCTTACTATCGTTTCCGAATTCGATATTACCCTTGTTAAGTATCTTAACACCTGGTTGTAAAAAGAAAGGTACCGTTTCTAACATAGTCACAATACGAGATATCATCTCTCTTGCGATTGCACCTTTGTTAGCGAGAATCGCTACAGTGACTTCTGGTGTAAACAGTAGATACCATAATAGATATGCACATGATGTTATTGATTTACCTGACTGACGAGCAGCAAGAACAACACTGAATCTATTATTATTATAATGATTGATTAGATTTTCTTGATACCCACGAAGTTCAAAAGGAACTAGACCTTCATCAAGTGAGATAATCTGAGTATAGTTTTCAATGAAATGTGTAGGATTCTCAGAACACTTCTGATATTCTTTCAGTTCTTCTTCTGTATAAGAGGTTTCTATACCTGCTCTTTTGACCAGGTTGTTACCTAGATAACCCTCGTTTTTAGGTTGTACCATAATTTATTTGTTCTTTTTCAGAAACTTTTGTAATTCTGATGTCGACCCAACATATAAATGATTGTGTTGAGTTCCGACTTTCTGTTCTTCACCTTCTAACTTTTTTAATTTACTTTGTAAGTCTATGAGTTTCTCTGCTGTTTCTCCAACCGTTTTGATAAGTTGTCCTGCGACTTCATAGGCTCTCGGGTGTTCAGTTTCTTTGGATAGTTCTAAGATTCCATCGATTGCATCTTGCCCTCGTTCTACGAGATTATAAAGATTCTCACGAGCATATCGATAGTCTGTTTCGATGTTTTCGCCTCTTTCAGGCAACTTGACTACTTCTGTTTTCTGTTTAATGTCCGACTCTATATCCAATAAGTCATCAAGTTTTGTATCTATTTCATTTGACATAATTAACTATTATCTTCTTCACTATAGTTGAATACTGCTTCATCATCGTAGAATGTCACATTTTCTGCAACTACGAAACTGTCGCCTGGGTCAACTGAACCCACAAATTTGAGTGTAGTATTATTAGGTATAGTTATAGCATTACTTAATGTTAATGATAATCTATTCTCAGGTATGTTACTAACTGTTGGGTTAGGTGTCACACCTGTATTAAATACTTCATCTCCTTCACTTATCTTACTATTTATCGCACTCTTAAAGGTGACTGTTGTAGAGTTGTTAACTGCATTAGCAAAAGCATCAAAGGCAGGTTCATAGTGTTTAACTTCTTTTACTAGACCTGCATTATTTATTTGTGTAGATGTGAACGAACCGTTTCCAGCAGAAACATAGTCTCTCTCAACAACATTCTTAATAAGATTACCTGTATAGATTGGTCCAAAGAAGTATGTCTTCATTTGAAAATCTAGTGTGTATTCTATAATTCTTCTATCTTCAAACCCACCTTCGTAATCGTCTGACATAGCAACTGATTGTAAAACAATCGGCACATCTCTATGGTCAGGCATACTATCTACAATTTTCATTGTGACTGTATATTCAGGTTGAAAGTAAGGTAAAATTTGTTCGACTATCTGTAATGCTTCACTCATATTCTTTGTGATTATTGATAGTGTAAAGTTTAAATTATATGGTGCAGGTGCGTATTGAAACCCTCTACTGCCATCTGATTCGTATTGATTCTTTACTGAACGAATCAATTTGTTTTGTTGTCTTTGTGCATCGTATTCAAAACCTGTAATCTCAAATGCCATACGAGGTAATGATATCGCACTTCTATTATTATCGTTTAAATCAGGTTCTTCTTGTAATCTTTCTAAAAACTTTTGTGCAGGTCCATAAGAAATAGGAACGATGCCTGTTGTCAATACAGTGCCGTCTGCTTTAACTCTTTTGTATTGTATATTATTAAATAATGTGCCAAAGACTGATACACATCTCTTAATAGTTTCGTTGTAAAAATAAGTACCGAACATTAAGGTTCACCAAATGGGTTAATTTCTGATAAGTCTAAGTAATCAGAATCTTTGTTTTCAAACTCTAAGTTATCTGCCATTGCATCATTTTCGAATGTTAATACACTATCGATAGAGTTAATTGTAAATTCTGCTGTCGATTCAACACCTGTCAACACATCGCCGACTGCAAGTGTTGTAGTGTTATCTTTGATAGTTAGTTTGTCATTGCTATCATTCCAAGATACAACTTCACCAACTACATTACTATTGAGTGTAATATTCTCATTAGCAATAAAGTCTATACCGTTTCCACTTGCCATAGTCATTGATATAGTATATGCCTGTTCGTCTTCAATAAGGTCTATATCGCCGATACCTGTATCGAAATCTTCTTGACTGTATTCGAACAATTCTGTTCTAAGTTTAAACACAAAGAGTTTACCAACTTGATAGAATGGGTCTTCGTGTTCTACAAATTTGATTTCAAACATTGAACCTGATAATGGAAAATATATCAAGTCGCCTTCGTTTGGTCTGAATGAAGTTGCAAGATTAGAATCTAATGATATGAATCTTTCCCAACTTCTAAGTGATATAATAAATGTTGCCTGGTCTCTTACTTGAACACCAAACTTAGACATAAGGTCTCCTTCTCCTTCGAAACCTTCTGTATTTTCTAAATACATTTCAACCTGATAAGCATCACCGAAACGAGATTGCACATCTTCATTTAAGATGCTATCTTCTTCTACAACCTCTCTAGGGAGATAGTATACTTCGTGTCCGTAGATTCTAAGAGACTCTACAACTAAATCTTCGTATAGTTGTTGCTCTGTAGAAACTGCATGGTTGAAAAAAACATTTGTTGGCATATCACTTTATCCAATCATGTCCATTGGCAACATGTCATGATTTAGTCTAGACTCTTCTTCGAGTCTTTGTATTTCTTCTTGAGCTTCTTGTTTTATCTGTTGTCCGTCTAATGTCACACCACCTGGTAATGCGATACCTTGGAACTTAGATAAATTTTCACCCCATTGATACTTGCATAATGCAGTTGCATATTTCTTCAACCACATATCATTGTAGATATCTGTAAAGTCATTGGGGTCTACTTTTCTATAACATTCTATAATTAAGAATTCGTTATCTTCTATAGCGGCAAAATCCATATCTAAGTATAATCTATTCATGTGTTGATTATATCTTATCGGTGTTCTTCCTACTAGAATGTTATCTAATAACTGTATATGTTGTTGCACTTGTTCGTAATACAATACATTAGTTGCAGTTAGGTCATATAAATCATTCAATCTAAGTTGATATCTAAGGTCAAACATGTTAAGATTATGTTTGTCATTGAATGGGAATATGTTTAGAACAGACATAACAAACTCAGGTAGAACGATATAGTTCTGTTGTTGTTTGAATGCTTCGTCTGTATAAGCATGTGGACCTGCTGAATTCTCAACGAAGTCTTCGTTAGTTCTCATACCATTCTTTTTAGTGTTTGTCATCTGATGTTTCAGATACATTTTGACCGTACCATCGTAATGGTAATTGTGGAAATACTGCAATGCTTCGTCTATTCTATCATCAAATTGGTCATCGTCAACATTGATTTCAAGGACAGGCGCACCAAGTTTTCTTTTGATGTATTCTTTTAAGGTGTCTTTACTGTTTGGAGCTGCCATAGTTTGTATCCATTTTAATATGATATACAACTATTTATGCAAATTTTAATCTTGGAAATAAGTTTTAGTTTGAATGCGGTCTAGTTTCTCGTCAATTCTTTCAATAGAATCCATTATTCGTTGAAATGTCATGTCCATTGATTGTCTAGTGACATAATCTCTGGCAATCTCTTCTCTTGTCTTATTGACTAAGATATCAAGTCTTCTTTGTTCTGCCAAGAGAGAACGAACCAGAAAACCTGCCGGAACAACTACGAGTGTGATTATTAAATCCCATAGAATATGGGGGTCTATAGTTAAACTTTCCATACTACTATTTAGAATATATTACTCGTTAATTGCAAGATTACCGTATTTGTCTTTGATTTTATATGATAAACTGGAGTTATTATTTTCTTCGCTTCTATCACCATCAAAGTCTAAATTGAATGAAATACTATATCTATCTTTCTGAGTAGGATTTGGTTCGACCATATGCATTAGACCACTCGGAAACATTATTAAAAAACCTGTTTTAGGTGCAATACTATAAGATTCTCTAACAACAGATTGACTTCTAGGAACATTTCCAACAAACTTATAATCAGTATCTATTGCTATAAAATGACCTTCATCACCATCGCCTTGTATATAAAAAGCGCCTGAATACATACAACCATTGTGTAAATGTGGTTTGTTCCATGCCAAATTATCATTAATGTTTGCCCAAGCATTGTGAAAATTGACTGTTGTGTTCTTCATGCCCAATGTTGGACCAATCTCTTCTCTGACCTTTTTCTTAATTTGTCTAATACATTTTTGAAAGATAGGATTATCATCAACTCTATCGTTTGATTGCCAACCTGTATAAGCATTTGACACACTACGACCTACAGGGTCTCTTCTTCTCATAGCGTCCATTTCTTCTCTAAGCAATCTAAAATATTCAGGTGTCATCAACTCGTTGCTATCTTCTCCTAGAAAATCCCATTCGAAGACATATGTTGGAAATAATTTTTTAACTGTCATCTTCTCCCCCTTTGTGAAATGGACATTCAGGTGGCGGTCCATCTTCTTTAAACATCTTACCTTTTTCTTGCCAATAACCTTCGTTTCTGTATGGACCTAATGTTGGGTTTACTCTTTCCATTGACATATCATATTTTGTTCTACCCCATTCATCCATTGTTAAATTTTTATGTTCATTTGTAATGTGACTACGACTAGTCTGCCAACTTTCTTCGGTCATACATTGATATGTTGCAACCCAATTTTCTCTTTTATAAGGTATAATCTGAACTAAAGGTGTTCCTTTTTTAATTATGAAATCTTTACTATGTCTTGGATAGAGAATGATTTGAGAATTGTCATAGTTAGTGTTGAATGAGTCTGTATCAATTATACCTTGCCACACAGCAAAGTGTTCGTTCTGAAATAAAAATGGGTCAAGATAAAAACACGAATAACCTGGTGGCGTTTTGATATTCCAAGCACTTCTCATTTTGAATGCATCTCTTACAGGTGATTCTTCATCAGGTAAGTATTTGAATGAATGATAGAATTGTTCTGCTGGGTGAGATGGTGAATGATATACAGGATAACCAGATGTATTTGGGCCTTCACCTTCTTCTGGCAGACCTTTTCTTCTTCTTTTTTGATAATCCCATTCGGGGTCCTGTGTAAAAGATATCTTACTATTCTTATCATCTTTACTTGAACCAAAACATACTTCCATGTCTCTATTTGCAAGTATATACCAACCAGACTTCAACCAATCGTCCATAGCTGGGCAGGCACGAATTGTTTGTATGTGACGACCTCTAACAGTGTTCCAAACCTTCGCTGATTTCCACCAATCAGGTGCATATGTCTTTGCTAAAACAGGTTTGAAATCTCTTAACGAGTCTTCATTAAATGTTGTAAAATCTATCGTTGGCATTAAACATTTCCTCCTCGTCTACTAGTTGAACTTCATCTCCTCTCAATACAATAGACCTTCTGTCCATATATCTTGCTTTACTATTAGGGGCATCTGCACCATGGGGTATTCTACCGTCAAACATTATAAGTCTATTCGGAACAAACTCAACACTTCCGATTTGATGATTCTTTATATGTTCTTCACGACCCATACGACCATGTTGTGGAACATCATCATAGAATCTTAAATCACCACCCCATTCTTCATTCCAATAACTATTGTAATAATATAGAAATGATAGATTCCATTCATCATCTTTTTGGCAATCTGCATGAGTTGTGCCTTCTAGTCCTTGGGTTTGACTATTCGTACCCATATACTGAAATCTTTTCCATTTAAACCCAAAGTCGGTGCATATTCTTCTATTGAACCATCTAAACAATGCACCTGATGATTCAGTCCAACCTGCATCATAATCTAAGTATCCATTACCATGTTCATCTGCTCTTAGAATAGATGTTCCCCAAAAACTATGATGAGGTAAACCTGTCTTATGTTGTGAATTTACTTGATTTGTTTTCGCCCATGTAGATGATTGAGTTAGTTGTTTATCTATAAATTTCCAAAGAGAATTTTCTAAGTAATTATCGAATACATAAACTCTATCTAAGGGTAAGTCTTTTACATTGAAAGGACTATCTTTATACTCTATCTTTATAGGTTCTTTTCTTAATCTTTCAGATGTATCTGGCATAAACTTTATATCTTTTAATTCAACTTTACCGTAATACAAGTCTTCATAATATAGAATATCTTTATTTAAGATAGAAGCAATTGTATTTACTTGTTCAGTAAATTTATTTATCCATGATTCATACTCTTCTTTTGTATCTTTAGGGTTCTCTTTTTCGAACATAGAATCATCCCAATGATAACTACTATGAGCAGATTCTTTTGGATATTCATAGAGAGAATAAACAGACCTTAATTGTTCTTCTTTATCCTTTCTATCTAACACATAAACTCTATCAAAGTTTTTAGAGTATTCGATAATCTTCTTTATGTCTGTAAAAGGTGCATGTGTTAAAATTTTAACAACAACATTATCTTTATTTGTTGCACCTAAGTTCTTAAACTTTGGTTCATGTATGTAATCTAAATTGTGATTATTTGCAATTGACTCGGCGAAATAAGTTCCACCACACCTAATGGTAGCAATTACAAGAATTCTCATTTAGTTTGTTTGTGCTTTTCTAGGCGTAGGTATTTGTGAACTATAATCTTCAAAAGGTTTTAGAGTATCTTCCCTTGTTTGTCTTATTTCGTTCATCACATTTACATATACATTCCAGACAGCATCAACATATTCCATGACTCTTCTTGCATCTGACCTGTAAGGGTGATTTGAACCTTCACGACCTGCCATTAGAACTTCAACTTCGTGTGCGAAACCATATGCATTACACATTTCTAGTATATACTGTTTCGCTTGATTATTCAAGTCTTCACTGTATTGACCATTGAGACTTACATTTTCAGGTGGAACTGAGTTCTCAATATATGATTCGATAGCATCAATCTCTTCTTCATTCAATGCAATTTGTTTCTGTTCTTCAAATGGTTTGTCATCTTCCCATTCTAAAATCTTACATTCAATATCATCGTAGATTAATACATCATAATGAAACCCTAATTCAGGTTTATCTGTATTCTCAAATGTATATTGTAGTCCGTTTGGTTTTCTGATAGTGAGATTTCCGTTCTCACAATAAATTAACATATTCATAATCACTCCATTATATCATTTTGTTTTTTATAGTTCAACCACTTATTATACAATCTTTCGTATTCATCAAGTTTATCAATATTAGATGTATCCATATTGTCAATCCATGGACCACCTCTTGTATAATGTATAGCAGATGGACGCCAACTTGATTCGTCTGTATCGTAGCCTTCTGTAAATATATAGTGTTGAGGTATATCTGATATTTTATCTGTCCATTCGAATTGATGTAGATACTTTCCTGTTTGTGTATTAACTACATCTGGTGTTAGTTTCTTACAATCTTCATGACCGTTATTAAATATCATTAATGAAGACCATAATTTTTTAGGATAGTTTACATTCTTTTCACCGTCAAACTTTGTATCGTTATGTTTTTCAAAGTCATATTTGATACATGCAACTGCATCATCTGGATTTAAGAAATAGAACATCGGTAATATACTCTTGGTAAAAAGTATATCATCATCTAAGAAAATACTAAACCCTTTGTAGTTTTCTAAGTATGGTATTAAGAAACGACTGTATGTAAACTCTGTTGATTGTTGAGCATAATCTCTAGTATATTCTGGTATCTTTGATATGTCTAAGAATTTGATTTCAGGTATCCAATGTTTCATTGTTCCATGAACATCACCCCCACCAAAACCTTGTTGAATAGATTTCAACATTGTCCATGCGTTTAATTCTGCAATTTCTTTATGACGAGAATCATATCCAATGTAGATGTTTATTCTTTTACCTTGTGCCATTTTTGCAATTCTTTCATTGAATTCATAAACATCACTTCTAAAAGTTAATTGTTGTAGTTCAGTAGATATCTCCATATAACCATGAGTATATCCAAAAGAGACATTCTTTTTACCCATATCTCTTTGACCCATTTTTGGGTGATTAGATAAATCAGTTAGTAATGTATGTAAAGTATATTCAGGTATCCAATCAAATAAATCGTAATCATCCCATATCCACATTTGTAAAGATTCATCATCTAAACATTCGAATACAGGTGACCTTACAGAACCTGGGTGTATTGATAGTTTATACTTGTCATCATGTGCTGGTGCTACAACACCTTGAATAGGATTCCAAAGACCATCTCTTCTAATACTATCTACTAACCAATGTGCTTTGGCATCATGATAGTAAACTGAATCTAAATTGCCTTTTTTACCTTCATCAGGTTCATAATCTACATCATCGAATCTTACATGATTGCAAATATTTTCATATTCACCATTGATGTTTATAAAATCCATACCTGATTTACCAGGTGCTGGAAATTCAGGTTTAGCAGTCCAACCTAAAGGTAAGAAATAATGATAACCGAATGCTTGAGATTGTAGTTGATTCCAACCTATGAGTTTGCCTTCTTTTTGAAGTTTTGAAACATCACCCCATGTCACCTTTTTAAGTTTAGGTAATCTATTTTCATACAACCATGAAACATTTTTCCATGTTGTAGATTGTTCCCAATCTTCACTAAGATTCATCGAACCGATGTGTTTATAGAAATGTTTTTCTTTCCAGTCTTCTCTGTCTTCGCTAAAAAGTTTTAAAATAATATCGTGGTCTATCTGTTGCATAATATAAAAATAGTTATTAGTTAACTATATTTATGACGACACTGGAGTACCTGGCCAATTTTGATTCAAATCACCATCCCAACGGATTACTGGTGTTCTTCCTTGTGTTGCATATGTAAACGGACTTCTATGTTGATAGGTAAACGGTGTTTGACCTTGTCTTGCATATGTGAAAGGAGACCTGTGTTGATATGTAAACGGTGTCTGACCTTGTGTTGCATATGTCGAAGGACTTCTATGTTGATATGTAAATGGAACTCTATAACTTACAGGGTCTCTATATGTAGACGGAGACCTATGTTGATAAGTAAATGGAGACCTATGATTATAAGTAAACGGAGACCTATGTTGATAAGTCGATGGTTGTCTTGCATCTCTAATATTAGGTTGTTGAGCAGAAACAGGATGCTGATAACCAGCAGGCTGTTGTGCGTTTCTAATATTAGGTTCCTGAGCGTTTACTGGATTCTGATATTTTGCAGGTGTTTGTCTGTTTCTAATATTCGGTTCTTGAGCATTAACAGGCAATCTATAACCAGCAGGTTGTTGTGCTGACCTGATATTCGGTTCTTGAGCATTAACAGGTAATCTATAACCAGCAGGTTGTTGAGCGTTTCTAATATTCGGTTCTTGAGCAGAAACAGGTACACGATATCCTCTTGGAGTTTGTGCTGACCTGATATTCGGTTCTTGAGCATTCGCAATATAAGGTGATTGGAATGTAAACGGTGATTGGAATGTGACAGGTTGTTGAGCATTTACAGGGTTTCTGTAAGTGAAAGGTGACCTGTATGTATTCGGTTGCTGAGCATTAGCGATGTAAGGGACCCTATATGTAAACGGTGACCTAAATGCAACTGGTTGTCTTGCATTCGCAATATAAGGAACTCTATATGTAAATGGGGCCCTAAATGTAAATGGGTTTTGACCATTTGCAATGTAAGGTGATTGAAAATCTGGCATATTATTCTCTCATACTCCTATTTTGGTAGTGGTGTGAAACCAGGGTCTAATTTGTCTTCCATCAAGTTCGGTGTGTTTTCATACTCACCAGTGATTGGGTTATAGTAGTTATGAACTAAAACTCCGTTAACAAAGAATGTTCCTGTATTAGCAATCGCTGATAAGTTATACACTACCATTTCATCATTTTGTTCTATTTTTTCTATTACTACTTCTTCTGATTCTTTACCGTATAGAACTGCATCAGTCATAGTGAATATTCTAGTTCCTACTTCTAATGTATGTGTCATATCATCTGACAACCATTCGTGTCTTTCTACAGTTAATTCAGGATTTAAAGCACCCCAACCTTCGACACCTGCAATCTTAATTGGGTGGTCATCTGTTGTTTGTAATACTCTACCATCTGATAAGTAAATATCCCATACTGAAACAACTCTTGGTTTCATACAGTATTCGACAGCATTGATTTCCAATGTATTGAGTTCTTCGTTCCAAGTCCAAACATTTTGTCCAACTTCGACAGTTTCGATAGCAACATGTGAACCATCTGCCAACCAGACCATTGACCCAGCAGGGAAACAACCGAAACCGCCACCTGGAGGGGGTGGAAAATAAACAGGTTGTCTTGCCTGATATGTAAAAGGTTGTCTAGCACTATTCGGTTGTTGAGCGTTTGCAGGATATCTAGCACTGTATGTAAACGGCGACTGATATGTTACCGGTTGTTGAATGTTAGCAGGATATCTAGCACTGTATGTAAATGGTGACCTAAATGCAACTGGTTGTTGTGCTGATACAGGGTTTCTATATGTAAACGGTGACCTGTATGCAACTGGTTGTCTTGCACTGTTAGGTTGTCTAGACTGATATGTGAAAGGCGACCTGTGTTGATATGTAAACGGCATATTATAACCAACAGGGTTTCGATATGTAAACGGCGACCTGTGACTATAAGTGAATGGTACTCTATACGACCTTGGGTCTCTATATGTAAAAGGAGACCTGTGTTGATATGTAAATGGTACTCTGTATGACCTTGGGTCTCTATATGTAGAAGGTGACCTGTGTTGATAAGTCGAAGGCACTCTATAATCTACAGGGTTTCGATATGTAAATGGAGACCTGTGTTGATATGTAAACGGATTTCTATATGACCTTGGGTCTCTGTATGTAAAAGGTGACCTGTGTTGATATGTAAACGGTGTTTGTGCGTTTCTAATATTAGGTTCTTGTGCTGACCTTATGTTCGGTTCTTGAGCATTTCTAATAAATGGACTTTGTGCATTTACCGGATTTTGATATATCGCAGGTTGTTGACCGTTTCTAATAAATGGACTTTGTGCATTCGCAATGTAAGGATAAGGTTGCTGAGCATCTCTGATATTAGGTTCTTGGGCATTTGCAATATAAGGATAAGGTTGTTGAGCATCTCTTATATTAGGTTCTTGGGCATTTGCGATGTAAGGATACGGTTGTTGAACCGATTCTTGACCAGAAGCATTATTCCAACCAGAAGGTGTCTTCACATAGATTTGGTCGACTGCCTTCCAAGTTGATGTTCCTGTTTTTACCCATGCCCCTTGCGTTGAATTCCAACCTGAGGGTGTTTTTACCTTCTGTGAGCCTGTTGCCATTTATAATTTTCCCAAAGTATATACTCTATTTATTAAGAGTATAAAATCCATAAATCACCAACTGCACCATCACCTGATGTTGGAGCAGAAGTTGATTGATACACATTTCTTGCTGTACCGCCACTATTTGTTGCGTTTGTAATTGTTAAAGCACCTGTATTAACAGCAGCGTGTGTCAACGATAAAGCACCTGTTGACGAACCTGTTGCAGTTGTTGAAGCGAACATAAATGCACTTGCACTGTCGTCCCAACCCATAAACACATTAGACTCATCTCCTCTCTCAATAACAATACCAGCATCGTTAGAAGGAGAACCTGTAGTTCCTGTTCCTAATTCTAATAATGAATCTTCGATTGTTGTATTTGTAGAAGATACAGTTGTTGTTGAACCGTTAACTGTTAAGTCACCTGATATAACTGCATTGTTAAAGGTTACATTGTCTGATGTGCCAACTGCCTGTCCGATACTGAATTGACCACCTGAATATGATACACCAGTACCTGCACTTAGATGAGCTCTAACTTCACTTGAACTAGGTCCTGTATAAGTTATAACACCTGTTGAACTGTTATAAGCAAGAGAACCATCGCCACCTGAATCTGTGACTGAGATTGCATCTCTAGCATCTGAATCTCCATATTGAGCAGTACCACCAATTGTTAGTGTGTTAGCGGCGTCATCATATGATAATGTGATACCTGTACCTGCTGCCAATAAAGCGTTAACTCTATCATCTACTCTTTCATTAGAAAAATATAGATTTGATGAACCTTCACTTAATGAATCTGTATTAGGTAATACTGCATTAACTCTAGCATCTGCTCTTGCGTTAGTGAAGTAAAGATTTGTACCTTCTGCTAAATCAGAAGTTGTGTTGTTTGATAAGTTATCTTCTGTAGCAGAAATTGTCAATGTTCCAGCGGCGTCATCATATGACAATGAAACATTTGAACCTGCTGTTAGTAAGTTTGAAACTCTGTCATCAACTCTTTCGTCTGTATAAAATAGATTTCCATTTTCTGCAAAGTCGCCTGTGTCTAAAGTTATAGAAGCACCTAATGCTACTGTATTTGAATTGACTGTGACTGAACTATTTGCTAATTGTGAATTTAAAATACCACCTGATAGTTTAGATTGGTCGATAGAACCTGCCAACATAGCATTTGTGATACCACCTGCTTTTACTTGCAAGTTATCTGAATCTATTTCGATTGAACTATCATCTACACCGACTGATAAAACACCTGATGAGTATCCTAGACCATCACCAGCAACTGATGATGATAATGCGATGTCATTTGCATTTGCAGTGATACCGTCACCACCTATAACATTTAATGTGACATCACCTGATGTGCCGCCTCCTGTTAAACCAGAACCTGCGACTACACTTTCTATATCACCTGCATCATTTGTGAAACTAATTACACCAGTTGTAGAATTATAGGACAAATCCCCACTTGCTGATATAGAAGCTCTTGCTCTTGCATCGGTATAGTATAAGTTTGATGAACCTTCTGAGAGGTCGTCTGTATCGTTGTTTGAAAGGTTATCTTCTGTAGCAGCGATTGTTAAAGTACCAGCGGCATCATCATATGTTGTTGTGATGTTTGAACCCGCTGTGATTAAAGCATTAACTCTATCGTCTACTCTTTCGTCTGTATAATATTTGTTTGAACCTTCTGTTAAATCTGATGTGCTAAATGCACCCATGTTAACTTCAATATCGTCTGCATTTACAGTAATACCATTACCTGCACCGATATTAAGTGTTGCATCTCCTGATGTTGCAGTACCTGTTAGACCGTCACCAGCGTTTACTCCTGTGATATCTCCGACATTACCTGTGATTGTTAGCGTACCAGCAGAGTCATCATATGATAATGATATTCCTGCACCCGCTGTTAGTAATGCATCTACTCTATCATCAATCGCCTCATTTACAGCGGCGGGTTGAATGATACCTGAAGAATTGATAACTTCTGTAGAACCTACAGTAAGACCATTTTTAATTATGAAATTCTTACTTGACATTAGATAGTACCTCCGTCAATTGTAGCATTCGCTAGTCTCGTATCAAAAGATGTGTTGAATCTTGATGTTGTGAAATATTGGTTAGTCGAACCTTCTGACAAAGAATCAGTATCTAATTCAGACAATGCACTAGCGACTAGTTTTCCTGCTGATGTAATGATTTCTGTAGAACCGACTGTTAACCCATATTCTATTACAAATGTGTTTTGTGTTGCCATTATTGTGTCCTATTAATAGTTTAGTGTTAACTAACACCTTTATTTAGTAATCATGTCCCTTTAAAAGACATGTGTTTACGCATCTATTAGTATTTTTTTGAAACTTATTTTAGTTGAATTTGTTGATGCTGGTGTAACTCTGAGTCTGACACTTCCGCTTAACACATCTGTTGAAAATGTTGCAAGTTCGTTACTTCCGCCTTGCAATACTGTACCGAATTGAGACAATGAACTTGAAGAATCATCATGTATTAAATGTATTTCTGTAGTCTGATATACGCCTGATGTTGAGTCTGACAATGTTATTGTATATTTTCCACCCCTTGAAGATGATACAGTAAATGTATCTAAATTTGTTATTGAGGTAGATGTTGTTGTAATTGTTCCACTTTCTAATCCTGAAGCGTCTTGAAATGATAATACGCCACTTCCGTTTGTCGTTAATACTTGTCCGTTTGTTCCGTCTGATGTTGGATATGTCATACTAGCGCCAGTTAATGAGTTAGTCGCTGTAATTGTAGTTGCAGTCAAGTCACCGACTTGTAAATCTGCAAGAGTATATCCTGAACCTGATGTGTTAACAGAAGTAGAAGGTTCTACTTCTAAACCTTCAAATAATTTCCATGTAGAATCAGTTGCATCTCTGAATAATCCTGTATATTCACTTGCACCGCCATCTGATAAACCATCATTATAATTTCCGTAGATACCAATGTCTATTATATCTGCACTCGTATTCGAATTTGCAAGTTCAAGCATTGAGTCTTCAACACTTGTTGTTGACGAGTTAACTGTGACTGTAGTACCTGTAACTGTTAAATCACCAGCAACAGTCAAGTCTCCATCGACTTGGGTATTGAGAGCAGATTGTAATCCTAAGTCTGCAAAAAATTTTACTTTTGATGCCATGATAACTATTTATGCGATTTTAAAGTGCTAAAAAAAAGGGGACTCGAAAGTCCCCTAAAAGAATATCTTTTTATAATTAAGCGTCTATTAGTGTTCCTTGGAATTTTACGACTGTAGAGTTAGAACTCGCTGGAGTTACTAACAGCCTTACATTATCCCCACTTATATCAGCGTCAAAAGTTGCTAAAGTTGTATCTTTCAATGTACCATATTGAGTTAATGTCACAGCACTTCCATCATGAACAATCATGATTTCAGTTGAGTGGAAATTACTTCCCTCAGACATTGCTACAATATATCGAGCAGCTCTAAATGATGCGTGAGCAAAAGTATCAAGTGCGACTTCGGTAGTTGCGGTATAAGTTGCATCTCCCTTTATTCTATTTAAGTCGGTTGTTCCTTTTGTTATCTCAATTACATCATCAGTGCTATTATAGGACATATGACGAATCAACTCAGCGATTTTAAATGCGTTTGTTATTGGCATATCTTACTCCTATGAATGTCTAATTTGGAATGTATCCACTGTTGTGTTAGTATTTGCAGGTGTGACTAGTAATCTCATATTACCTGAGTCTACATCTGCACTCAATGAGAACAAAGATGATGATGAAAAGACATCACCATATTGCACAAAATAAGCAGAACTACCATCATTAATCAATAACACTTCAGCGGCGTGTGTACCAGCTGAGGCGTGTGTTGCATTTATCACAAATTTAATTGCTTTGTTAGCGATTGGATTTGCTGACAACACTTGATTTGATGATGTTGTAGAGAATGTTGATGCAGTGTAATAACCTTCTACTAAATTAGCAGCACTGGTTATTGCGACTACTTCTACAGTGTCTCCGCTGATTGCATTTTCAGCTAGTGTGACGACTTCTGATGAAGTTGCAGTATAATCTGCCCCACCATCAACAAGTTTAACACCATTTAAGAATACTTGTTCACTTCCAGGTGTGTAAGACAATGTATTGTTATTGTCATCAGCACCTGATATGGTTGTACCTGTTGAAGTGATTGAGTATGTATAAATGACTATACCAGAACTTGGTTGGTCTGCAAAAGAAAGTGTTCCACTTCCGTCTGTTTGTAAAACCTGTCCTGATGTTCCGTCACTAGTAGGAAAAGTAATAGCATCGTTAATTTGTAAAGAACTTGGGTTAGACCCAATCTCAACTACAGCAGCTGTACCGTCATTCTTCTCGGTATAAAATCTACCGTGATATGTATTGACAGCTAATTCACCAAGAGCAAGGTCACCTGTTCCTGGTATACTGTTTTGAGTAGCACTTCTTTTAAATTGAATTACTGTTGCCATTTCTTATCTCCTATTGACTAAAAAATTAATTAAAATGTTCCGCCGTCAATAGCAGTGATTGAAACTGCGCCTGATGATACTGTAAAGTTATCACTTACAAAAGAAGCAATACCTTTATTAGATGTAGATGCATCTTCACCACTCACGGTTACTGTTCCACCTGAGTATGAAGCGTCCATACCTTCACCAGCAGCAACGATAACAGCACCTAAGTTAGCATCTGTACCAACTTCAGCAGCGATTGTTATCGCACCGTCAGCATTGGTTACATCGATACCTTCGCCAGCAGTTAAAACTGCAAGTTCCATATCTCCGTTTGAACCGTTACCAATCATTAACTGACCAGCAGTTGGGGCAGCACCGTCTATTGAAGTGATTGAACCACTTAATGCAAGTCCTGTACCTTCGATTCCACCGAATACTGCGTTCATAGCTGTACCAGTAAATGTTGATGAATTATCTGTTGCTGAACTTAATGCAACGAATTTACCTGATGAATCATCTAAACCAAAGAAACCAACTTTAGCAGAACCATCGTTATACTTAAATTTAATACCTCTGTCTAGGTTGTCATCTGAAGCGTCATCACCGATTTCAAAAACAGGGTCAGCAACTGATGTAGTTGTTGAGTTTACTGTAGTTGTTGTACCGTTAACAGTTAAGTTTCCTGAAACAGTTAAGTTTCCTGAAGCAGAAATGTTAGTTGATGTAATATCGTCTGATGTAAGTGTACCGTCAACATCGACATTGTTAAATGTCACATTGTCTGATGTTCCAACTGACTGACCGATTGCAAATGTTACTGCTTGACCTGAAACAGAAGTATCTACACCTGTTCCACCAGTGAAAGTGATTGATTGTGAGTCTAAGTCGACAGAACCTGTTCCACTGTCACCTGCCATGTCTAAGTCTTGAGCAGTTACTTGTGAATCAACATATGCTTTAACAGATTGTTGTGAAGGAACTTTGACATCTGAATCAGAAGACATGTCATCTTCGTCAACAAAGAAGTCAATCATACCGAGTTCAACGGCACTGTTTGCGATTGTTAGAGCACCATTAGCGGCTAATGTTGCGTCACCTGAAATTGCGACATTATCAAATGAATCTGAACCGTCATGAACAAGAACATGTCCTGCTGCTGGGCTAGAAATATCTGTATCTGTTGCACCTTCAAGTGTTGATGTTGTTGATAAGAAAGATAAGTTTCCAGAACCGTCTGTTCCTAAAACTTGTCCATTCGAACCGTCTGAACTAGGCACTGTAAATGTTACACTAGAACCCAATGTATCAGCAGCTTTAAGACCTATGAAGTTTGTTCCGTTATCGGAATCTTCCATAAGTTTTAATGTACCACCTGATGATGACCCATTACCGACTAACCAGTCGTTAGGTGTAGCAGATGAACCATCTACGATATCGGTGTAGTATTTACCACCAACTTCGTGAATGACTGCCGCCCCTAATGAGTCTACAGATTCTATGAACAATTTAGCAGAAGCACCTGAATTCGAACGGTCTTGCACATAAGCTAATTCGCCTTCTGACAAGTCTGAGACTGTCGGCGCTGTTGCTCCTGTGCTTCTTTTAATTTGAATTACTGTTGCCATTTTTTTCTCCTAAAAAATGAATTTATGTTTAATTAAGCTTAATTCTCTGCACTATTCGAGAAAGATTCATAATATATTACAGTCCTCTCACTATGAGGGTCGTGTCTCAATGAATGACACCTTGATTGTATGAGTATTTATAAAACTAAAATGTTCCGCCGTCTAAAATAGTTGTGGTTGTCCACTTATCAGTGGCGGCATCATATGAAAGAAGTCCATCATCTGTTTCTGTTGCATCAACATCTGAAAGTTCGTTTATTGATTTAGCAGACAAGTTTACATTTGTAGATGAATTACCTATTGCGACTTGTTTCGCCCTTAAATTTGTTGTGTTAGAAAGTTTACCACCTATTGTAGCAACCCTAGAAACAACTCCCTTGATATTGCTCATCGTGTGACTCCTGGTGTTATGATAGCTTGTCCTTCTACAACTCTTGTTGTTTGACCGCCACCACTTGTTATGTTCATATCATAGACATATCTTCCATGAGATAGAGCAGATGTTTGTGTATCTGTTAGTGATAATGTGACTTGACCTGATGCTTCTGCAATTGATGTAGCGAATGTAGCAGCAGTTGTAGATGATGAATATGTTTTTCTTATTTGTGCTGAAGCAGTATAACCATTCAGGTTTAATATTTCACCATCAGCACCAGTGACATCAACAGTCACACTAAAGTCTGTTCCTTGGTCTATGAATAAGTTTGCGATAATAGCCATACAACTATTTATACGATTTAAGTGTTTAGATTAGGATAAGGTATAGATTGATGTATTTGTTCTACATCTGTGCTATTATTTTTTACATATGCCTTATTAACTTTCTTTACCACACCATCAGCGTCTTTGATGTATATTGCTTTTGCTTCTGCAACCTGCGTAATGGGTCTTTGACTATTATATGTAATCTGATAAGTTGACGGACTTCTATAAGAATATGCAACTTGATATACAATCTGATAAGGTTGATTCGATTGTGCATTTGCAATATAAGGATTCTGAGCATTAACAGGATTCTGATAAGTGAACGGACTTCTATGTTGATATTCAGAAGGAGATTGATGTTGATAAGAACCTGCTATTTGAGCATTATAAATTGTAGGTTGTCTATCACTTGCCTGATAAGCGTATGGGTTCTGATAATTTCTGATAAACGGATTCTGTTTATTAGCAATATAAGGAGAAGGAGTTTGTCTATCTCTTATATTAGGTTGTCTATTTGCAAATGGATATCTACCTGTTAGAGGCGTTCTATAACTTCTATCAAAAGGAACACCGCCACTAGTTGGTTGTTGATAATCTACAGTTGTTTGATAATCAACATCTGTTAAAGGTATTCTGTAGTTCCTAATATTAGGTTGTTGTCTATTCATATCATAATTTCTAATTACAGGGTGTCTGTAAGTAGAAGGTGACTGATATGGTTCCTGATTACCGTAAGGTTGAATAGCAGGCTGTCTTGTAGTTGCAGGAGTTCTGTGACCATATTGCACAGGCGTAGACGATTGAAACGATGCCCTAGTATTTACTGTATATTGCTGTGCCATGTTTATTGTATACCACTGTCGAATTCGTTAATAGTTGGATTTATAACCGATGGGGCCAACGGCGTATATCTATTTTCTATGTCCTGGTTATATCTATTAATTTCCTGTTGGAGAGGCTCTTGATAGAAAGATTGGAAAGTAGGAGTGAATGGGGTAAACCCGCCACCGCCTCCTCCGCCGCCGCCTGTTGTGACTCTTTGTAATAAATTAGTTGTTCTAACTAAGTGATATGGTAAATCATTTGAATTAGAAGTGTGTTGGTCTTCTAATTCTATTTGCACAATTATATCAAAGTTTGAACTATTAGTAAATGTTGCTGTATTACCACCTGTATTTCTAATTGCTGTTGTTTTTACACCCCATGATAATGATGATGCTGTTTGAGCGCCTGAACCACCTGGATCCGCTGGATATGATATTGTAGCAGCAGTTACAGCGTTGTTAAAAGTTGTTCCAGGAGAACCGTTAACAGTTTTGGTCATAAAGGCAGATGCACCTGTACCAGTACCTGTCCAAATACTACTTGGGTCAGAAGTTCCCACTGACGAACTTATATCAGTTCCATAACTGATATTTGTATGTGAATAATCAAACGATGTCACAGGTTGAATACCTGAAACTGTTCCACTAGAACCCGTCCAATCTTGTAATATCATGTTTATCTTAAACCCACTACCACTATTTACCATCGATGATGGTAAATCCCAATTTGAAGCAATATACCAACCTGCTGTTGAACCCATAACAGTTGAAGTATCTATCTCATCATAACAGAAATAACTTCCATTTGAATAAGGGGATGAAGTTGCAGTAGGTCCTCTTTTTGTCCAAAGATTGAAATAAGGACTGCCGTTAATCCAGTTACAATCTAATCTAAATGCAAGTTCTACCTGCGAATTATAAGTTGAGACAGTAGTTGATTGATGATTATAAATTCCATATGCATTCCAAGACATGGGGGCCATAGGACTTTGAGCTCCTGTGACTATACTTGGAATTCTAGTAGCTGCTAATGGACTATTAATACGATTTCTTCCAGCACCGTAATAATATGTCGTTCCTACATTACCGTTTGCTATAATTACTGGAGTTGGTGATTGTGCAATGACTGGACTCTGTCTATCTCTAATTACAGGATTCTGGTAATTTACAGGATTCTGATAATCTCTATGTCTAATAACAGGATTAGCAATAGAGTTTTGTCTACTTACAGGCGTTCTATGACTATAAGTTTTAGGTATAGTATAAGGACTTCTGTGGTCATACGAAGCAGGTTGTTGATGTTGATAAGTACCTGGTTGTTGCACTGTTCCTGGCGAACGAAATGTATAGGGCGATTGATGTTGATAAATCGCTGGACTTTGAAAAGTATAACTTCTTCTAGTAATATAAGGACTCTGATGTTGATATTGACTAGGTATTTGAGTCTGAGCAGTGTATATACTTGGACTCTGATGTTGATAAGTCGCAGGTTGTTGTGCTATCGTAGGGTATGTAAACGGAACCTGATTACTTACTGCGTTTGGTGTTCTATAACTTCTATTAAACGGATGTTGTTTATTTCTAATATTAGGTTGTTGAGCATTTACAGGGTCACGATAGGTGCTCGGTTGTCTATTTTGATAAGTGCTAGGAACTTGTAGAATTCTAGGTTGTCTTCTATTCTGCTGAGCGATTATAGGGTTTTGAGCATTAACTGTCGACCTTGCGATGTAAGGTTGATTAAAGTTCCCTAAATTGTGTTTAATGTATATTTTATCTGCCATATCATATCACAAACCATATATGTCCGATTTCTTTACCTGTACCGGAAGGTGTTCCTGATAGAGAAGACGAACTTACAACTTCATAATCTAATTCTACATCATCGCCATCTAATTTGATTCCGTTTGATGTGTTGACTGACACGGTAACGACACCATCTAATGGGTCGCCTGAAGCACCTGCATTGTAAGACTTCGCAAGACCTGAACCAGCAGATATCATTGCGTTTACTCTATCGTCTGTCAAGTATTTATTAGTTGTTTCAGTAATACTTCCTGACGATGTAGCATTGTCTTGAACTTCAAATCTATTGTTTGAAGCGTTCCAAGCAAGTATCTGACCTGCACTTGGTGTTCCTAATGTATGAACATCTGATAAATCTTCGATACTAGCGGCAGCAATTCTAGCGTCTGCTCTTGCGTTAGTATAGTAGAGATTGTTTCCTTCTGCTAAATCTGTAGTATCATGATTGTTTAAGTTAGCGGCCTGTGTTGCAGTTCCAGAAACATTACCAGTTAAATCACCTGTGACATCTCCGACAACATTACCTGTCAAGTTTCCTGTAAAGTCACTTGCATATACATTCTGCCATGGTAAAGTGCTTGAACCTAAATCTCTTGATGTATTGTTAGGAACAATATGCGAATCTACACGACCTGTCATTGTGATAGTATCAGAAGTTGCATTTCCTAAGTCTACATTTCCTGTAAAGGTTGCGTTTGTGCCTGATACATTTCCATTTGATGTTAAACTACCGACAGTAGCAGAACCTGTGACTGTTATGTTACCACCAAATGTTCCATCACCACCAAATGTTGCGTCATCGCCTACTTGTAAATCATCTGTTGTGTAGATGTGTTCTGCTTGAACAGTGCCTGATGCAGTGATGTTTGTAGCGCCTGAGATAGCACCTGACTGTATTGTCATAGTACCATCAGTGATTATAGGTGCTGTTAATGTTTTGTTAGCAGCGAGCGTTATATCGTCTTCAGCAAATGTTCGACCTGCAAGTTGTAAAGTATAACCTGATTCTAAGAGAGTTGTTGCCCCTAAGTTAGAACCGTTTAGAATTACACCTGCGGAGTTAGAGTTATAAATTGCATTCTCTGGTGTTTGGTTAAAGAATGATGATAACTCAGTGTTGATACTTGTTCCGATAAATGAACCTGTGAACGAATAGATGAATAGTTTATCACCTGTGTTTGTACCACTTGCATAAGGCCCTTGTAAGATAATTTCTGTATGAGCACCTGTTCCTGTCGGCGAAGATATAATAAAGTCTGTATCTTCGACTAAGTGTTTATCATTTAAGAATACTTGAATCTTGTCTTTTCTGAATAGTAAATCGTTTTCGAATGAATCAACACCTGTAAAACTAACTTTACCATTCATATTATGTTCAGGTGCAGAATATACATACTCTTGGAAAAAGAATGCTTTATCTTCTAAGTAGTTTACTGCATCTACAAGTGTATCATTATTGCCTGATTTTAATGATGTTCGAAGACCAGAGACATCACCGACATCAAATGCTAGGTCGTTATAAGTCTTTCTAAACTCTTCTATCGTTGAAAAATTGTCTACTGTTTTTGCCATTATACTTTCTCTATTAACTCTCTCATGAGTGATTTGATTTCAGTTATCTCTTCCCTTAAACTATTTATTTCATTCTTCTGCATTTGCATCACTTCTCTTCTTCTCTTTACTAATTTGTAGTGTTCAGTATTGATATTAACAATAGCATGACTTTCATCATCTCTCATTAAATCAATATGACCTTCTACTCTACTCATTATGCGAGAGCGATACATCTAAGTGCTGACACTAGAGGCACAATTGATGTGTTGTCTGATTGACCTACAATCTTAACAACAAATCCTGTGAACTCTGGTAGACCGTCAGCAGTATATTCGTATTCTTTAAAGTTTCTTGCATCTTGTTCGATTGCAACATCTGGACCACCTGTTGAATTAAAGTATTCAAACCCTAAGTCATCAATAGGTGTTGTTTCGTCATTCTTCAATATCTTATACATAACTTTGATATCTGTACCTGCAGGTCTAAAGTTATCTGCAATTACTTTCAATGAAGTTGCAGGATTCTTTAGATTAACTTTTCTAGTGACATAAACATTTGCGTTGTTGTCACCATCAGGTTCAGTTGAAGCTACATAAGCAAGTTCTGTTGCTAAGTCACCAGACGAATCAATATCATTGATTCTGTTCATGATTCCGATACACCCTATTGTTGAAACATCAATAACAGGTGATATATTTTGATTAACTGTTTGTAATTGTAATCTCGCTTCAAATGATTTGGTAGTTGGACCACCTGTGACTTCTTCTTGTTCGTTAATTGAAGAAGCGATAATACTTGGTCTCTCAAAGAATACATTATCATTCAATGTTATAAAGTCGTTTGTTGACCTCATTACATATGAAGTATCTAAAGCAGGTGAACCTTCATCAGGCGCATTTATACCTGTTCTTCTGCAACTTGTAATCATGCTTGTGCCTTTAAACAAGAGTGAAGGTATCATAGTATGTAATACATCATAATATAAGTTTTTAGTTATGTAAGCATTTTCACCACCACCTATTGTTGATTGAACTGCATTGGTGTATGAAAGATTGTATGCTGATAAATCGGGTGTTATACTAAATGAATCTATTCCATAATTAGTAATTGATGAATACTGTCCGTTAATTGCATCGACAGGTATTCCACCTAATGTATCTCCAACTGACTGAATTGTTATGGTAGCATTAGCACCATTACCATCAAAGTTTGGTATTGTAATAGAATCGCCAACTTCATACCCAACACCTGGGTCTGCGATTTGAACTGATGTTATATTACCATCGTTATCTACTACAAAACTATGAATGATTAAATCTTTACCTGTGCTATCACCATTCAAAGTGTAGATAGCATCGTTATAGAGATTTGAACCACTGTTATCGTAAGTTCCAGCGGCAGCACCTGTACCAGAATTACCTGATGCAGTTAATGCTGAACCTGATTTGTCTCCCTCGACACCCCATATGATGACATTTGATTGTGTATCATACATGCCATGTGAGTAGTTATAGATTCTAACAAACGATTGACTACTATAAACTTCTACTGAGTTTGGTTGTAATCTACTTTCTGGTAAATGTTCGTTTTCGAATACAACATTACCTTGTGCTGTTGTATCAAACTTAGCGACTTTCATATTAAATTTCAAGTCGTCTGTTTGTTCAGCAGTCCAAGTAGATGCATTCTGAGATAAGAACAATGAACCAGCATATGGTTGTCCTGAGATTGTTTGTCCTGTAATTAAATCTTGTTCGCCCATTCTAGAAATGAAGCACTCGTAATCATTTGAGTTAGAGTAGATTACGAAACACATTTCAGCACCTTCTTCAACATATACTGGTGATTCAAAAGTAAATGTTGTCACAGCAGAACCGTCATCTGATATGTTCACATCAGCAGGATTCTTAGTCACTATAGAGAATGGTAATACAGTTTGACCTGGATAACCATTGACCATATTTCTAACTTCTATAGAAACAGGAAGGTTAGTAGACTTAGATTTAAAGTATAAGTCTATTGATGTTAACATCATACCACCATCTGCTTCTACTAAGAATGATTCTGCTAATGGGTCTCCCCAACCTCTCTCTTCTATTGCCCTTCTTCTTCTTGGTCTTGCAATCTCGATAGGAATCGGAGGTGCTTGCGGCGGTCTTGGTAAAGGTGGCAGAGGCACAGGGGGTGGCACCGGCGGCGGTGGAGGCGGCGGTGGTGGTAAAACTATCGGCGGCGGCGGTGGCGGCGGCGGAG